CCGCGTATGTGACCCTCTTCTTTTGGGTAAGCCCTTTGGTAAGCAGGCAATGAGGAACTACTCTACTGGTGGCTACACCGGAGCGATTAATAATATTCAGTGGGAAACGGGGTCAGCGGCTTATATGGGAAAGATCGACTATATGAGTTATCCGACTACATATAACACTCTGTCGGCTAAGGATAAGTTAGACATCTTGGAGAGAAAAATAGATGGACTGGAAAAAAAGAGCTCAGGAACACCATCCTCAACAGGAGACGGACGAAGCACGGGAGTGGTTGAAGAGGTACGAACTACTTCAAGTACTGGTGGACAAAAGGGTGTTAAATCCGCCCGCTACGACCTCATTCCAACAGGAGCTCTTAGACAGCTTGCCGAGCATTACGGAAGGGGTGCTGAGAAGTATGATGATAACCAGTGGCGTAAAGGTTACGAATGGTCTAAATCCTACGCGGCACTCCAGCGTCATGCCACTGAGTTCTGGAGCGGGGAAGACTTCGATGAAGAGACAGGCTCGAATCATCTTGCGGCTGTCGCATGGCACGCACTGACATTGCTCACCTTCTATGACGAGCACCCCGACTTTGACGACAGGTTCACGTCATGATTCTGCACGATGAATACAGCGTTATCTACTACCCTAAGGGTTCGAGGATTAGGATGCGGTCAAGGGCTCTTGCGACTATTGAACGGGCAGAGAACTTTGCAGGACCCGAACAGGGTGATGTCGTCGTGAGAATCGAACACCGTTCAGTAACAACATGGGAGCCCATTGATGAGTAAGTACTATGTAGTGCACGAACCTGGTGATCGCGATGCCACTATATTCAAGACAGCGTTTGGTTACGTGGGAGCGACTGACTACAAGGAAGAGGATGAGTTTTTCATTCGACACTTTGCAACCGGTTGGTCTAATGACATGATAAAGTTGGCACAAGAACTAAACCGGAAGGAACAGGCTCATGACAAATAGGACGATCCTCACAGTGGATCACGCGTATGATGGTGGCTCGCGGTTGGAGCTCATCTTCACGGGGCGGATCAACAGTGCAGATTTGTGCTCAATGGTGGCGGAGATTGCACAGAGCTTTACTGCCGATGTGGTGATGGTTGATGGTCGTGGAGCGGACTATACGTTGCCGGAAGCGGTGGAGGACTCTATTAAGGCGATGGAGTTGTCTATTCCTGTCGTGCCGGTCACCGATGCCGCCATTTGGGGCGACCGCCTTTTCGAAGCTAAGCAGTTGGTCAAGTAGTGGATATTTACAACACCAAGCTCGCTGACCAGCCTCAAGACGAGTGGATTAATTCCATTCTTTGGCGACTCGGTGTGGCTACTGGTCGGATTATGGTTGGGCAGGGTACCATCAGGATTGACGCTGATGAGATTCTCGAACAAGCAGAAGACATTATTTGGAGGTATAACACTCTTGTCGGAGAATGAAGGTGTGTTTGCAGGAGTCGGCGGATTAGCTCGTATGGTTGAAGAGACAGAGCACTCCGGTGGCTTTAAGTTTGAAGGCAAGATGTATCTCGATGGTCGTCTTGTCTCTATCGATCACGGTGCGTCACGCAAGCAGGTTGAAGATGCGCAGCGTATTTATGCGGAGTATAGGGGTTGGTTATGATGAACGATGTTCTACCTTTAGCTGAAGGTTTCGAAGTACAGCAGAATGTAAACTCTGATCTGGGTATTGTCGAGTATAGATTTGCTAATCGCACACACCTTACCGTCGCGGTTACGATTCACTCTGATAACGATAGTACCTATCACAGTATGACACTACAGCACGGTCTTAAGGAGTATGCAAGACAATTGCGGGATCGATGCGAGGCGATTCTAACATCATGAGTTGCGTAGGAGATATCAACAAGCCCAACTATGAGCTTAAGGCAGAAGCCAAACGCGATGAAGCTCATGTTATCTACCCTTATGAAGCCAAGGACGAAGACGGAAAGTTTACTTTTTTAGTCTTGGGACCAGATACTTACGCCAGCGGGGATGGAAGTCTTGTCGTATGGCGAGGGGCGGAATACGCTCGTATTGAGAGAGTCAAGCTGGTTGATCCGGTGGAACAAGCTAATGGGAGTGACTAATGGAAGACGAAACATTCAGGGATAATGATCAGTACTTGATCAACATCCTGTGGGAGGCGAAGCAACTCCACGGAGAGCTCGCTAGCTTGTACCGTACGCGGTCAAATGATACGGCACGGGTAAATACCCTCTGGCGTGAGATTGAGAAGCGAGAAGCGCTCCTACAGCTTAGTGGGGTGGATGTCTGATGAATCACGAGCCTAGAGAAGGCGGAGATTTCCATATCCCCGGTAGGGTCCAGACTGAGAGCGAAAAGCGTTGGCTGTCATGGTCCATCTTAACGGCGGCACGAGTGAAGCACTCCTACGCCGGAACCGTCACAGAGAAGGTCAAAGCTGACCGTCGTAGAAAGAACAAAGTAGCTAAGGCGAGCAGGAAGGCGAACCGATGAACCGCTATAGGGTTGATGCCATCGTGCAGGGCGAGACTGAGAATGAGGTTGCCGCTAAGATTATGGTCGCTGCCTATACACAGGAATTCGAGATAGAGGAACTAGACGTGGAGATTATTGATCCTGAAGTACGCTTCCTCGCGGAGGATGTACCAGAGGACAATGACACTTCTCAACCGTTCCACTTTCCCCATATCACCGAACTGATTAACGGACTACAGAAGAAGGCTAAGAATGCCAACGATTCTTGATAAGCTTGACGAGATTGTTCAGGGTCTAGGTCTTGATATTCCACACGTAATAAGCGTTACTGCTGCGGACCGAATGCTAGTCGTGAAAGCTAGGGGTCCAGTAGGCGGCATGGCGTATAGTCTCTTCACCTACCCTCTAACAACAGAACTGGGGACGAAGAATGCCGATTGATCCGCTACCACCGCTACCCGGTCCCGTTGCACAGACTCAGAAGATTAATGAGATTGTAGCCTTCCTGAACAATATCCAGCAAGCTGGTGATGCAAGCTACCTAGTCTGGACGGGGGATGTTACGTATATCCCAAACCGCCCACCCTTTCGGAAAATCATCGAAGGACTCACACCATGACCGAGAGCGAGAAGGGGAAGCCCGACTTCGACGGAAAGATCATCCTCATCGATGAGAACAACATGCGCCAGCCAACCAATCTTGAGCTCGCCGAACTGATCATGATGAGTAATGCTTCTGTCATGGCAATGACACAGCTTATTATGGTCAACCGAGATATCATGAGCGAAGACGATGAGCTTCAGGACTCTATTGATGATCTTAGTGTCTCTAATAATTCCTTGACGCAGTGGTGGTATGGACTACTCAAGGCTAAAGAAGAGAAGACCAACGACGATCCAAAGCTGTTCGAATAGGCTTGCATCCCGACTTGAGTTGTGATAAGATAGTCAAGCAACTCAAGAGGGTCTCGCGCCTACGACCAGCGAGCTACAGGTTGATAACCCACTATCACTTGAAGATGAGCTTGACATGCTGCTTGCCAGCGTGCTAGTATAGTCTTATCGCCCCCCAACTAGATCGGAAACGATTTACGCGGGGGGCAAAACTTTGTGGCTTGTATTTGGAAGTTGACCAAGCGTTTCAAGTATGATAGACTATCTAGATGAAGACCTGCGGAAAGTGCTTAATTGCAAAGCCAGAAGAGAGCTTTGCTTGGCGGGATAAGTCTCGTAGGCTGTATAATGTTTGGTGCCGAGATTGCTCTAAAGCTTATGATCGTAATCGATATCTAACTACAGACCGACCGCATAGCGTAAGGGCTAACACAAAAAAGCACGTTACCGAAAACCGCCATAAAATTTCTGAATACTTTAAAAGTGGATGTGTAGATTGTGGCAATTTAGATATCCGGGTTTTACAGTTTGATCATCTAAATCCAGAAGAGAAAATTGCTAATGTAGGAACCATGTTGCGCCGGGGGCTAGCATGGAGTACAATTGAAAATGAGATTAAAAAGTGTGAGATTCGATGTGCGAATTGTCATATGATTAGGACTAGCCAGCAGTTTAATTGGTGGCAAAATTCACAACAGTTATTGGGAAAATAGCAATCCGCTCGCCTTGGAAGCGAGAGACACTCGGGGCGGAACCGAGATAACTGACGCAGGGTGAGTAGCAGGAGCACAAACTCCCATGACCTACTCATCCGCACTTGGCTCTCTATTCCAACGGTAGAGAAAACGGTCTTAGAAACCGTCCAGTGAGAGTTCGAATCTCTCGGGCTCCACGGTGGCTTGGCTGATCGGCTAGGCTTGGCGCTGCAAACGTCATATAGGTCGGTTCGATTCCGACAGCTACCTCTGTTAGAATGGACGTATCATGGGATTCAGTAAGTACACACAACGCACGATCAATACGCCCTATAAGAGTAGCCGCAATGGCACGAAGGTAACGACTATCGTCCTTCACCACATGGCGAGCACATCTCTTGACGGCGTGCTAAGTATGTGGATTAACGCGACTCGACAGGGTTCAGCGAACTATGCCATTGGCAATGAGGGTCAGATTATTGGTGCTGTCGATGAGGATTTGCGCTCATGGTCACTAGCCAATGCAGCTTTTGACTCGAAGAGTATTACGTTTGAAATCGAGAACGAAGCACTTGGAGGCTCGTGGCCCGTTTCTTCCGCCGCTCATGAGGCTACAGCAAAGGTTGTGGCTGATATTTGTCAGCGCTACGGGATTGCCATTAATCGTACGAATATTCTCGGGCACCGTGAGGTATACTCTAGGTATGGAGTAGGTTATTCAACTGCTTGCCCCGGTGGATTGAATATGGACTGGATCGTAAATCGAGCCAATCAGATCGCTTCAGGAACAGCAGCACCAACACCAACACAGGAAACGGATTTTGATATGCCCCAGAACTGGAACAACAACGGAACCATCGTCACCATCGGTGAGACGTTCGCAATCGTGTGGACCAGTGTCACTGACTTTAACTACCTCACAAATATGGCAGCGTGGGGTACTCCAATTTCTAAGAACCTGACTGGTGACCAGCTTACGACTATCGTCAACGCGGCTAACGCTCGTGGAGCAGCTTATGCAAAGGTTTCAGCTAGTGCCACTAGTGACCCTAAGGCTATCGCAGATGCGCTTCTACCGGGTATCACCGCTGCTATTGCTGCTTCTGGCGGCACGGAGCTAACTGCGCAGCAGGTTAGTGATGCGGCAGAGCTCGCAGTTCGTAAGGTTCTTGCGGACGCTGCTACTAAATAACTAGCGGTGTAACGGATTGGCAGAAGTCCCCTCTCCCACATCGCTCCATCGTAAGGAGCATTATGGATGAGAGCAGTATCCCGGTAAAGGACCCCACTGCCAACGTTCTCGATCTTGTTAATGCCGCAATCCGTCGTCAGGACGATCTTCGAGAGCAGTCCGAGCGCTATCTTCTCATGATCAGCAATGTCAACATGGCTCATGAGAAGGAGCTACGGGAGAAGGAAGCGGAGCGCATCAATGCTATTCGTGCAGTTGATGTAGCTGCCGTTCAGCGCGCGGCTGAAGTAGCGGACGTGAAGGCAACGGCACTTGCGAATCAGGTCGTCGTTTCTGCTGAAGCACTAAGGACTCAGGTAGCGGCGACAGCATCAGCACAGACCATTGCTCTGTCAGCAGCACTAGAGCCGGTACAGAAGGATATTGCGGATTTGCGCCGCGTGCAGTACGAGGGTGTGGGATCGAAGACTCAGATTGTCGAATCCACTTCACAGTCGGGTAGCCGTGGGATGTGGATTGGTGTCGCCGTAGCGGTTGCTGGCGTAGGACTCTCGTTTATCAGTGTTATTGGTGCCGTGCTGTTCGCTGTATTTAGGCCGTAATTGGGTTGTGAAGCTGATGGTAAGCTAGCGAGCTCCAACCTCGCTGGCGTGGGTTCGACTCCTACATTCTCTGCAATATAACTTAATACGTGGGGTGGATTGTAGCAAGGGATTGCTACCCATTAAACGACAGCCTCCATTCCGGGCTGCGCCCTATCTGTGCCCTTATCGTCTAACGGCTTAAGGCTGCTGTCCTGTAAACAGCAAATCGGGGTTCGATTCCTCGTAGGGGCTCGTAAAGCTGGGTGGTGTAACGGTAACACAGGAGTCTCATAAATTCCACGCTGTCGGTTCGAATCCGACCCTAGCAACCATTGCTCCCCACTGTCCTCACGGATTAGTGGGGCTTTTTCTTTGCCCGCTCAATGTTAAACTCGTAGGTACTACCCTAGGAGAAATATGACCAACGCACTATTCGATCCGGGTCGCGAAGGATTCCTCGACGGAACCATCCGATGGGACGGAACTGCGGTTATTAAGGTAGCGCTTGTGCGCGCATATACCTTCTCAGCCGCTCATAAGTTTGTGTCTGACGTGACAACCGCATCGGGTGTCTTGCATGTAACCTCGTCTGCTCTCGCTTCTCAAACAGCGACCAGCGGTGTTGCGGACGCAGCGGATAAGACATACACAGCCGTTACATCAAACGCCTCTAACCATTCGCTTTTGATCTTTCAGGCATCTGCTGTCACTGGTGGTGCTGACGTTGCGGCAACCGCACAGAGGCTCATCGCGTGGATCGACACGGGCACCAACCTCCCCATCGTGCCAAACGGCGGCGACGTAACAGTTGCATGGGATAACGGCGCGAACAAAATCTTCAAGCTTTAGGAGTAAACTCTTGGCTATCTTCAACCTTGTTACCGCTGCGGAGCTCGTTGCTGCGCGCGCCGCCCTCCAGTCTCAGATCGATGTACTCAAGACTAATCTAGCCACCCAGACGGCTCGAACAGATGCATTGATTGTTAAGGTAGACGCGCTGGCAAAGCCCGTCCCCACTCCGGTCCCAGTACCAGACCCGGTTCCTACGCCTACGCCGGTACCAGACCCCACACCAGTTCCAGACCCAGTACCTACGCCCACTCCTACTCCAACCCCAACTCCTACGCCCACACCTTCTACGGGCTACCCTGACGCCACCAACACGGGTGCTCGCGGTACACAGGCTCTCTACACTGGACCATGGAATGTTACGGGCGATAACGTAATACTAGAGAACCTTGTATTCGGTAATGGAGACTTGGTTGTTTCTGGTGCGAACGTTATTATTCGTAACTGTAAGTTCACGTCCACGACATACTGGCCTCTCCGAATCACTGGACGAGCAGGAGCTCCGGGACTCGTTACGAACTGTACGTTTACTACAGGACCTAGCTCTCAGTGTTCAGTTGAAGTATCGAATGCTAACATCAGGAACTGTGATGTCTCTGGCTCTCCCGATGGAATCCGAGGGTCTGACAATTCAGGAGCGTTCGACAACTACGTGCATAATCTCTATGTGAGCTCTAGCACGCACAACGACGGTATCGACTTCGAGGGCAACAGCAACATGACCGTAAAGCACAACACGGTCGAAGTTAATGCTGGGCAGACCTCGTGTGTCACAATCACTCGCTGGGGTGGCGTTACCGGAACGTTCAACAACGTGCTCGTTGAAGATAATCTCCTAGCCGGTGCAGGATACTGCATCTATGGTCCCGGTAACAGCAATGGTCCGGTTACCAACACGCGAGTTATCAACAACAAGTTCTCCAAGAAGTTCTACCCTAAGTATGGTTACTGGGGCTGGATCGCTTACGAGCCTCCTGCCGGAACGGGTAACGTTATCTCGGGCAACGTCGACTACACAACAGGTGCAGCACTCTAGCTAAAGGAACAGTATGGCTGATAGTAGCGTAGCCGTCACCCCCGGTAGCGGAGCAAATATTGATACGATCACCGCGCCCAATGGTGATCACCGCCAAGTAGTTATCTCGGATAACAAGGGTGGATACTCTGGGCACGTTTCAACGTTTCGCACTCCGGGTCGTGCTGGAACAACAGGTCAGAAGATTTTCTCAATTCACAACGCGACAGGTTCAACCATTGCTGTTGATATTCATAAGCTTATTGTCGGTCACAGCCAAACGGTCGTTACCGCAGTTACTGTTATCCCCCCCATCATCCGACTCTGGAAAGTAACCGTCCTACCAACTAACGGCACCGCCCTGACTAAGGTGGCTGACGATACCGGCGGAACGGCAACCTCATCCTCTGTTACCGTGCTGGGAGACGCTAGCGCTGACGGTACTGGATCGGGTACAACTCTAACCGCTACACTGCCTGCCGGAACGGTTGTGGCAGAAGCTTTTGCTCCTCTACTCGTTACCGCCGTGGGTCAGGTTGCATCTAATCAGATTGCGTTCCTTACAGATTCCTTGGAGACAATTACCCTACGAGCTCTAGAGGGCTTGGTAGTATTTCTCGACTACACAAACGCATCCGCCAACGCGACTACAGACTCGTGGACCGTCAACTGCGCCTGGGAAGAGTACCTACCTTAGTCTCGTAGACTAATGCTAGTTTCCTAATCCGTAAGGCGGTGGACCGTGGCTCAGTACCTCAATAGGGTAGTAATTGCGGCACCCCGCAACGCTTCAACAAGTCATACAGTAGACCCTAACGGTGGCGTTGTTGTCTCTGGTACGAACTTTGTCCCTACTGCCGGACGCTTTCTCCTTGTCGTTGCATACGGTGCTGTAACTTCCACCACGCCCGCTGGATGGACACTACCAACTAACGGTTCCGCCATCAATATCGGTGGCCTTTACATTTGGTATCGAACTGCTGCCGGTTCCGATACGTTCACGACTACTGCCAATGGTTCTAACTATCCATTGGTATTTGAAATTTTCGAGTACCCAGCGGGTACTACTTTCGTCAAGGCGTCAACGGCGACGGCTGTTGCGATAGCCGCAGCCAACCCTGCAATCACGGCACTAACGGGTACTAACGACTTGTTCGGCGCTGTAGGTATTGTTCTGCCTACCGGTGTTACTTACACTGGCGTAACGTGGAGCGGTACTCCAACCCCTACCAAGCTCACAGATACGTCTGTAGTTTTCTCTACAACAGATGGTTACGGTTACTCTCTCGGATTTGGTGACCAGTCTGCTGTTACTTCGTTCACGCCGACAGGAAACCTCACCTACTCGGGCGGTGGCTCGAAAGAGACCCTGACGTGGGCGCTTAATGCACCGGCAGCGGCTGCCACTACTGCATCCCCAGCGGGCATTGGTGCTTCTTCTCTTGGCTTCTTCCGAGGCATGCTGGTACTGAGCCTTGCTATTGACGCCTTTGGTAATCCGACCGCCAGCGGAGTGCTTACTAGCTCCCCTACGGGAATCACTAGTGCTGAAGCATTTGGAACAGTCGCCGCAAGTGGTGCTCTTACCGTGTCTCCTACGGGGATTGCAACAGCAGAGGCGTTTGGTACTCCTGCTATCACGATGGCTGGTGGACCGGTAGTCCCTACTGGTATCGCTAGTGCTGAGGCGTTTGGCACTACTGTTGTTAGCGGAGCACTTACCGTTTCTCCATCGGGCATTGCCTCTTCTGAAGCGTTCGGTACTGCTGTAATTAGTACGCCACTCACGGCGTCTCCTACGGGCATTGCCTCTGCTGAAGCATTCGGCGTACCCACAGTAACCAATCTGCTTACTGTATCTCCCACTGGAATCGCTAGCGCTGGTGCGTTCGGCACGACGGTAGTATCGCAGCTACTCACAGTATCTCCTACTGGGATCGCTAGCTCTGAAATCTTTGGTAGCACTACCGTTACCCTGACGCTAACTGTATCTCCTACGGGGATTGCAACAGGCGGTGCATTCGGCGTTCCTGTCATTACGGCAACCCTTACGAGCTCGCCAACTGGTATCGCTAGCAGTGAGGCATTCGGAACTCCTGTAGTTACGCTGGGTGTTCTAACCGTCTCGCCAAGTGGAATCGCTAGTGGCGAGACGTTCGGTGTTCCAACTATTGTCACTGCTGGTATCGTCACGCCGACTGGTATTGCGTCTGCTGCTGCATTTGGTACTCCTGTTGTCAGTGGTGCCCTAACCACTTCCCCCACAGGGATTGCTAGTGCTGAAGCGTTTGGTACTGCTGTAGTTAGTGGTGCGCTGACCACTTCTCCGGGTGGGATTGCTAGTGCTGAAACATTCGGTGTACCTACCGTAACCGGGGCGCTCACTGTATCCCCAAGTGGTATCGCATCCGGCGGGGCAATGGGTACACCAACGGTGACCTTCCTGCTTATCGTCACGCCCAATGGCACAAGCTCGGTAGAAGCTTTCGGTGTACCGACAGTAGCGACAACACTTACTAGTTCTCCTGATGGAATCGCTTCAGCAGAACTACTGGGTGTTCCTGTTATCACAATGGGACCATTGCAGGGTGCGATCAAGACCGGCGCATCGCTCTACATTGCCGACATTACTGCTACGCTATACTTGAATAAGGATGTCGCTGATTTGCACATCGATAACTATACGAGCACGATTGAGGCGTTGTCATGAAGGATGTAACACTACAGCGTGAGGCTAACCGCTTCGTTGCTATCCGTGCCATGAAGAATGGTGTAGCTGCCGTCGCCCAGCAGTATGCCATCGTTGCTTCGACCATCCGTCCTGACGCTATTCCAGACTCTGCATGGACCGCCGTGGTTACTCAGGGACCAGACGTGGGATTTCGTCAGCTTCCTTCCCTCGTGCCGGGTGTTTATTCTATCTACGCCAAATGGGTTGATGGTTCCGATACGCCCGTTGAGAAGGCCGGTAACCTCACCGTTATCTAGGGTATAGACTTGTCAGTATGACAGGGACAGAGCTAGAACCGATTGAGAAGCCGAGCATCAGTATCCAGATGCTGCTCGACTGGGCAGACTATAGCCCGAATGAGATTTCCAAGAAGACCGGTTTCGCTCCTATCGAGGTTGCCCGTCGCCTCATTGACTTCCTAGACGATAGTGATGGCTGGCTGACTCTACGCCAGAAAGAACTCGTCCTCATTCACCAGATGCAGGAAGTTCTCCGCGACGCGCGCAAGCGCCTCCCCCACGCAAGCGACGAAGATTACGCTCCCATCTTGAATGCCGTCGTACGTGGCATGAAGACTATTGGCGAGCGCTTCGATGCGATGCGTAAGGCTATTGAGATTGATATCCATGAGATTACTCTGGCGCAGTCTCGTATCTATGGGCAGTCCTATAACCACGCTTGGGATATTGGTATGGAACTCCTGATGGAGAATCATCCCGATATTACAGACGACGAGATTCGCGCTGCCAAGAAAGCCGGAATGCAAGCCGCCAAGAAGAAGCTAGAAGAGTCGGTGTCCAGTGACGGATAAGGACATTAGCAACCTACCGGGAGTTATCGACGGCTATCTAGAGCAACTTGAGCTAGAGGAACTCAATGCTCGTTACTTCAACGACCCGGTTCTCTGGGCGAAAGATCGCCTTGGTATTACATTCTACTGGAAGCAGGAAGAGATTTCCTACGCCGTAGTTAGTAATGCTAACGTCGCGGTCAAAGCTGGGCACGGTGTTGGCAAGTCGTTCTGGGCGTCCATCATGGTGTGCTGGTGGATTGACACTCGCCCCATTAATAAGGTGTTCGCGGCGACGACGGCCCCCAGCGCCGATCAGGTTTCTGGTATTCTCTGGCGAGAAATTCGCAGGGTCCATCAGCTTTCGCACGCGCTCTACAAGGAGTACCTCAAGAAGGTTAAGCTTGGTCAGGACACGAAGGGATTGCCCGATCATCCACTACCCGGATACATTACTCAGCAGAACCAGTGGAAAGACGATGTTGGCAACCTTGTTGCTCAGGGCCGTAAACCACCGGACAACAAGGCAGACGACGCCTTTCAGGGTTTCCACGATGGCTATGTTCTCGCCATTGGTGATGAGGCGTGCGGGTTGAGCGAGTCCATGATTGAAGGACTTGACAACATTACGACGAACAATAATTCTCGTCGTGTACTGATTGGTAACCCCACGAATCCATTGTCCCACTTCGGAAAGATTTTCCGGGAAGACACTGGCGCATGGAGTCTGCACACGATCAGTGTTATGGACTCGCCTAACTTCCACGGTGATCGTCGCTGCACATGCCACTTCTATGAGCCCCTTGGCCTCGGCATGCCACAAGACGCTCTTGATAAACTAACGGACGAAGAGTACGTTGAAAACAAGAAGAAAGAATACGGCGAAGATTCGGCACGGTTTGTGTCTCGCGTGCTGGGTGAGTTCGCATACGATGCGGGCAATACACTGTTCAGCGAATATGACTTGGCTCAGGCACGCAATGCCTTGGTATTCCCAGATTTGGAGAACCCGTATCTCGTGCTCGGCGTCGATATTGCGCGGCTCGGTAACGACTCGACCTTTGTCTACAGTTACGAACGTGGAACCGTACAAGCAACCGACCCTGTGACCAATGAGCCACTTGGCACTGATCTATTAAGTGAGGAAACTCTTGAACCTCTACGCGGTGGTCGTCTGCGATATGTTGACTCTTGGAAGGGTGCCCCATTCGTGTCGCGCTCGGAGTTCAAGGATGGGCTCGAACGAACTATCCAAGGAACGACAGAACGTATCCACGAATATGCCCTCGCTCTCGGTGCTAAAGAGGTTCGGATCGACGCCTCTGGTATGGGTTCCGGTGTCATTGACCCGCTGTATGTTCTGTGCCGAGGACGATACCTGATCGTAGAAATCTACGGATCGGCTTCTTCTCCTGACCGTCGTGCGTACCACAACAAGCGCGCGTATCATTACAGTGAACTGCGTCGCCGTTGCTTCCAAGGACTCATTGATATCGATGGAACCGATGAGGAACTGATCGATGAGCTCGGTGGAATTCAGTACGAATTCAGTATCACGAGTGGTGGAATGCTGATTGAGTCTAAGGACTCCATGAAGAAGCGTGGCGTCAAGTCTCCGGACGCTGCCGACGCTGCGTGGTATGCCTCGTGTGAGTTGGACGACCTTATTAACTCACCATTTGCTGGCATGGACCCCGGTACTATTGTCACGCAGCCCTATGATCAGATACTCACGAGCGGTTGGTACACCCACGATTATAGTTGGTAGGGGTGTATGATAGAATTAGTACATGAAATGCAAAGTAGATTCATGTGATAGACCGGCTCGGCGTCTTAAGTATTGCGAGGGCCATTATACTCGATGGCACACTGGTCGAGTAGTCGATGATAGACCAATAGGTGCTCCTAAGGAATTCACCACTTGGGGACCTTGGTTTCAGACAGCGAAGGGCTATGTCGCTCGTGCTCGAAGAGAGAACGGCAAACAATCAATTATATATGAGCATCGCCTAGTCATGGAGCGGCATCTTCGCCGTAAATTATTACATAACGAAAATGTGCATCACATTAATGGTGTGAAGGATGATAACCGTCTCGTTAACCTAGAGCTTTGGGTAGTCAGTCAACCCAGCGGACAGCGAGTAGAAGATAAAGTTGCATGGGCAAAAGAGATTCTATCTCAATATGACCCATCTGCCCTAGCGTAGGATAAACTGGTCAAATGGGTGAATACTACTACAAAAACGTCTCAGAAGAGTCTGAAAACCGTCTAGCTATCGTTGAAAACGAGCTAGATATGGTTAAAGAACAGTATGGGGACGCTGTTCGTGCCATGCTTGCGATGGATAATGTCGGCTGGAACCTGTACTCGGGGCTTGAAGTCACCGAGGGTTTCGATATTGAGCAGCTTAAGGAAGTCGCCCGTCAGCTTAGGGAGTGGACTGACACCAATCCGCTTTTGTTCCGTGGTTGGGATATCCGCTGTGATTATATGTTTGGCGGTGGCTACGAGGTTGAAACGACCGGAGCTACGACAAAGATTAGTCAGCGCATCCAGACGATCATCGACAAAGATATTAACCAGAATACTGTTTTTAGTGAGGAAGCCCTCAAGAATATGGAGCGGAACCGATACACCGATGCTGGTGTGTTCCTGCTCTATGACAAGAAAACAAACGTCTTCCAACAGATTCCTCTTTGGCAGATCACCCGCGTAATCACCGATCCCGATAACCCGGCGATCAAATGGTTCTATCAGCGCACATGGACCACGCAGGTTCTCAACCCCCGCACGGGAATGCTCGACTCTGAGTCCGAACGCGTGTGGTACCGAACTGACACAGCAGATGCTACATATGCCCCGAAGGTCACGAAGATCATTGACGATCCAGTGGAGAAGGATATTGTTATCGTTGATGACTTGGTTAACGTACACGCTGGACATATTTGGGGTATTCCAGACTCCTTCACCGCCGCACCGTGGGCATTGGCATATAGTGCGTACCTTAAGGATGGCTCGAAGGTTCTTGCTGCTCTTGCTGAGTTCGCGTGGAAGCTGACTCCAAAAACCAAGTCTGGTGCGGACGCTGCTGGTGAGCGCATTAAGTCTGCTGCTGGCGTTGCTGGTACTGCCGTCACGGATATGGATATGCAGTCTTTGCCGCGTGCCAATGCTGTTGATTTGAACACGGGACGCCCTCTTGCTGCTCAGGTTGCGAGCTCGTTGGGCCTTTCTGTTATCATCCTGCTCTCTGACCCCGGAACTGGTGGAGCATACGCTACGGCGAACACTTTGACCGACCCCTCCACGCGTACGTTGCTTGCACGCCAGCGCCAGAACGGCCGCTTCCTAGAGCGCTGCCTGCGACTCATCGGCATCAAGGACCCCAAGATTGTTTGGGAGAAGATGAACCCCGATGCGGATTACCGCGAAATGCAGACTATGACCGAGGCTATCGCTACTGGTGCCTTCTGGCCTGACGAGTACCGCGAGGCTCTTGCTGATCTTGCGCACCTTACTCTTCAGCACGACAGCGTACCCGAGGGCTACTTGCTGCCTAATAATGCAGCTTCGTGGCAGCTTAAGGCCATTGATCCTGCTGTCGATCCGAACGCGCCAGCACCTTCTCCCGGTGGAGCTAGCCCCGCTCGGCAGGGTGTCGGCACTAAGCAGACTCCCGCTACCAAGAAACCAAGCTATGGTGTCAACGATCTTCGCGGCACTGGGGGCCGACCAAATTAATCCCTAGTATAGTATGCTGGGAATATCATGACGCAGAAGCTTCTTAATGAGTCACATGCCGGTGGACTCAAGCCCAACGGGGACGGCACCTACAATGTAGTGCTTATCTCACCCGGTAATGGTACCAGCGGCTTCTATTCTGAGAGCATGCTGCGCGAGTCTGGTCCTCAGGCGTTCCCAGCGGGGACTCACTCCTACGTTGACCACCCTACCGAGGCGGCTCCCGGTCGTTCTGTAGAGAAGCTCCTTGGTATCTATACCGAAGCGGCTCATTACGAAGAGGGTACTGGTCTGGTTTCACGGTTCAAGCCGATGAAGCATTATAAGGACTTCGTAGAAGAGGTTGCTCCCTATACCGGGTTGAGCATTTACGCTGAGGGCGAGGGTCTTGAAGAAGAGGTAGACGGCCAAAAGGTTTTCATGGTCGAGCGCCTTCTCCCCAATATCCAGAATACTGTAGACTTGGTCTCGTACGCCGGTCGCGGTGGACACTTCGCAGAGTCACTCCTAGAGTCGGCACTCGATATCTCTGACGAATCACGTCAGTCAATAAAAGAAGGAAACGAAAACATGGCACTTGAGGACGAGGTCAAAAGCCTTATCTCGGTTGTCCAGAGCGCAATTTCCGAGCTAACTACTGCACGTGAGTCCTTGGTGACACACGAGGCCGAAGTTGACGCCTCCAAGGTGGACGCTTCCTCAGCCGTTGAGTCCGCAGTTGCGGCTACTCGCGCAGTGAATGACGCAGAGCTCCCTGAGAAGATCAAGGAATCTCTCCACTCGGCAATCGCTGCTGGCGACTACAACGTTCAGCCTGCTATCGAATCTGCTCTTGCTATTCGCGAGGAAGTGCTCGCTGAGGCTCAGGCCGCAGCGTCACGCATCGACCCGCTAAGTGAGAACTACAGGCTCGGAGCTCCGGCTGCTAATAACGAACCAACAACTGTGAAGGGATGGTAACCCATGTCAAAGTGGCGTATCCCATTTAAGAACACAGTCATTAGCTCGGACGCTATCCCTGCTGCCGGTACTGCTGGTGGTAAGGCGAACGACCCGGTACATGACCGTGGAGTCAATGCTGTAAATCTCTGGGGAACCGGTGCTGCCGTTTCTGGTACGGCGTGGCAGATCGCTGCTGGCCTTGCTACTAACCAGTACTCGGGTGGCGTTGGCGTTCCTGTTGGTCGTGCAATGCTCGCTCTCGACGGTGTTATTGTTGCGGCGGTCAACGTCGTGACAACCGCTCTCAAGGAGAACGACCCGATCTACATCACATCCGGTAACCTGCTAACCAACGTTTCTGCTGGTAACACGCTCTACGGCTACGCCGATGAGCCCGGTCCCGTCAATGCTGCTACCGTCATGGGTGTCCGCATTTCCAACGCGATTGCGAGCTAAGACAATGCCCCGTAATATTTATGAGAACGCGCATCCCGCTGCTCTTAAGGAAATTGCCTCCCTCGTTGAGGCGACCATTGCTGGTGAGCGCATCAAGAAGGAAATCCTCCTTGAGCGTCTTGGTACCACAGATGGCGTCTTCGCGTTTGCCAACCTGACTAACGTCTACCTTCAGAAGAACTATGCTGACAGCTTCGCCACCGCGATCTGGCCGCAGATTTCTGAGCGTAGCATCGTTCAGGACTTCCGTACAATCTCTTGGCTGAGCTTCTACGTCGATACAGTTTCTACCGAGAAGGCTGCTAACAAGGGCACCGTGCGTGGTAACGCCGGTATCTATGGCGGTACTCTTCCGGAAGTAGCTGAAGGCGAGAAGTACCAGAGCTTCAACCTAACACAGAACCTGATCAGTGGATTCAGTGTTAAGAAGTACGGTGCTCAGATCGGCTTCACATGGGAAGCATTCGTAAACGATCCGTACAACACGGTTCGTCGCATCCCATCGCTCATGGCGAAGTCGGCCCAGAACACGCTCGATGATAACGCTACTCGCGCTCTTGTTGTTGCTGCTCAGGCCAACACTCACCTTGCGGCTGCCGCTACAGCTAACGGCCTTCCTTCGATCAGTGCAGAGTCGGCTTTGTCTTACGCCGCCCTGATCACGGCTCAGCTTCAGCTTTCTCTGACCAAGGACACCTACGGTAACTACGTTACCTTCGATCAGCTTGCTCTCTCTATTGATCCTTCGATGGTGCCTACGGCGCAGTGGATTCTCAAGCAGTCCAGCCTCGTGTCTCGTGTTTCTACAGGCTCCGGTCTGAACAACTACACGGAGACTCAGAGTAACTACAACCTTGGTAATATTACCATCGTTCCGAACCGCTTCATGGCTTACTACACGGGTAACACTACCGCGTGGATTCTTTCGCCACTGCACGGTACGGGTGGAGTTGCTGAAACCGCTGTTGTTACGGCCTTCCTTGCTGGTGAAGAGGCTCCTGAGGTTCGCGTCAGCGGCCTTGCGGGTTACACTCCTAACGGTTCGGCCCTGCCGTTCACGTCGGGCTCCTTCGACACGGATGTCTTCGACATGCGCGTTCGTCAGGTTGGTGGTGCTGGTGTAGTTAACAAGTACCCAATCTTCTACTCGGCAGGAACCGGCGCAATCAACGCCTCGTAAGTTCTATCCCCTAAGAAAACCCCTGAGCCTATTGGGCTCAGGGGTTTTCTTTTTTGCTGGTAGTATTGGACTAGCAGACGGGCTTCCTCCCTTATCCCGTAGGCCAGAAGCGGGTGGTGGCGTCGAGGCGCTGACTCCGCCATCATCCGCTACAAAAGGAGTTCATAGTGAGTCTTGATGCGAGTATCATCCGCAGGGTGCGTAATCTCATTCCTGACAAGGATGCTATCTATGGTGCGGCTAGTGATGAGTACCTCTTTACCGATCAGGATGTAGAAGACCTCTACCTTGATGGTCATTCCAGCACGCTCTATGCTGCGGGTCTTGCCAAGATTATTATCGGCACGAGTGAAGCACTCATCCTCAAGGTTGTCACCAACTACGAGACCAAGACTGACGGTGCATCCCTCGCTAAGCAGTTTCTTGCCATGGGTCGCGAAATGCTTGACCGCGCCACGGCAGAGCTCGGACTCGACGCACTAGACTACTTTGATATTATCGACGCTATGGCAGAAGACAACAGCATCATGGAAGGCGAGACGGGCGGGTTCCCGATCTGGCGTCATGGATTCCCACGTAGGCAGATCGGATACTACCCTTGGGGTGGCGGTGGAACATGGGGCTAAATGCGCGTAGTAGCGTACATCCTCGGTGGACTGAGCATGCGGGTTCTGCGCTAACGGGATTCCAAACATGCACCATTAGTATCATTGATCCTAACGCAGAGACAATTGGACTGGGTACTGACTTCAACCCGTTTACTAACGTGTTCACGAACAAGGGCGTTGTGGTGTGGTCCGGCAAGGGACAGGTTCAGGTCTTCCGTCAGGCTATCAATACGTTCATGCCCGTGGGTTCTGTCACGCAGATGCGTAGGATTAGGTTTACTTCCAGCGACGCTGATCCCACTATCTCTGTACGTGAAGGGTTTCAGGTCCGCATCACCGCGTGCAAGAATGTGCCCGAGCTCTTGAAGTACCAGTTTACAATTACCAGTGCCATCACTGCCGACCTAGCATTCACTCGTGAGTTTGAAGCAGAGGCCGATACTGGAACGATCATCTAATGGGCGTCAGGTTCTCTCGTGCTGCAATTATTCAGGACTGGCAAGCTCGAATTCACGCTGTTCCCGGTGCTGTTAGTAAAGCCGATTTTTACCTAGAGCAGATCAGCGCAACAGGTGAAGAAGAAATGAAGCAATATATCGCCAGTCGCGGTACTTCCTACTCTCGTTCACAGGGACGTGCGGGACGTATTGAGTCAAGCGCTATGTACGATGCCGTTTCTCACCGTCCGAATCCTAACACTAGTGCTTTTGTTTTTTCATGGGAATTTGGTTGGGTTAATGGTTTTCTAAGTTACTTTGGTTTTCAGGAGCGTGGGTTCAGGCACGTGGGCGGCGCTTCTGTCGAGCCTATGTACGCCCTGCGAGACGCGGCAACAACAGCACGAGATAAGATGCTCGCACTCGGACCAAAGATTCTTCGAGAGCTCTCTATGCTCATTACTGGTGGTAGATAACGATGGTAGATGGACTACAGATCGTCCCCTACGAGGATGCTATCACTGCCAAGATCAAGCTCATCATGCCAAATACTCTTGTTGAAGAGGACGGCATTCTTGATGATCAGAACTTGATCCGCACGCCTAACACGAATGATGGAATCGGTGGAGTCTTGGTGCCCTACATCGTGCCACGCTATGGCTCCATTCGTCGTCGTCCACTGGGATTCGCTATTGCTGGTACGCGGTATGATGAGTACTACTCAACGGTAGACATTAGTTGCGTTGCTCCCAAGGGTCGCATGGCGAGGCAGATGCTCGATGTTGCCGTCGATGCGCTACTAGGGTTCAAGCCTGACGGTGTACAGGAAATGACCGTTGAGGGACTGCCTGATAATTTCACCATCATGAACGATCAGGGTCGTCCTGCTGCGTTCGTCTCATCTGTGCGTCTACGCTTCGGCGTCAATGGCGCTAATGTCGGCGCGCATATGGTGCCGCCAGCCCCCTAAAGTATAAAGCTGATAAGATAAGGATTGTCAACTTTGGATTGGAAAATCATCTAAATGCCGTACGCACTCAATACTCTAACTGGGATCGTGGATTTCCAGCCCGAACACGTGATCAACCACGTCGTATTGGGCAAATACCTTAAGGAAGTACCCGAGGGTACCAAGCCCTTGCAGCCCGGAATGTTCAAGCCGGGAACTGTTGACGAGTTCGAAGAGGCGCATGCTGAGCCCGTCGTTACTCCGGATGGCGATAAGAAGATCGAGGATAAGTAATGTCCAATGACCGCATGTACCGCCCGGATGTATTTCTGGGTCTTGCATATCTAGAGGCGTTTGCTAACTACGCTACGCCGACTAGTACCGAACTTAATAACGCCACATATGTCAAGGACCTTACTTGCGCACTCTGGGAAGATGGCACGGAGTTCACACTCGGAGATTCCGATACCGATAATGGACTCACCTTCTGCTCCAATGCTGGTGATACTACGCTGACGACCAAGAACGCGACTATTACCTACAAGGCCCTGAGGGATAAGGATCGCGTTGCTGCTGGTGTGTTCAACCTTGCGTTCGATCACCTTGCATTCCCTGACATCGACTTCTACGCCATTGAGCGTCTCGGTAAGCCAAATACTACAGCCTTTGCTGTTGGTGATATTATTCGTCTCGTGCAGGTTAAGTCTGATAATCCTCAGGACATTCTAGCCGCTGACGCAAGCGTGTTCTTGCAGCAGAACTTCAGTCTCAATAACGCGATTAACTGGAACTACACATTGGTGGCCTAAGACATGACTGACTTGAAACTCAATTCTAACGGTAACGTTTCCCTGTGGTGGGTTCCTACTTCTGGATTCGTCAACTGGCAGTCTCCGACCGCTCCTGAAATTAACGCGGGTGTATTCCTTGGGGATGCTATCTCGTGGAATGACTATGGTGTTGGCATTCAGGCGTCTGCTGTCAAGAGCGACCCCGCTGTTTCCGCAAAGAACAAGGTGAACGTTCGTGGAGCTTCGGCCTTTGGTGGTCCAATTAGCTTCTACTACCCAGCCGTATTCGGCGATGGTTCTAACAACTACGCAACCGTTTACTCTCTACTCAACGTACCGGGTACAACTGGCTACCTTGTTATTCGTGTAGATGGCGAGATTCTTACCTCGGGTGCTGCTACAGCTTCTCAGCCCGCAATTGCCGCAACTGCCAATGATCTTGTTCATGTCATGAAGGTCACTACGGACTCGTGGACCGACATGATTAAGGGCGAGGATGCTTTCCGTTACACGATCAACTTCGTGTCTCAGGGTCAGCTTAACGTCTACACGGTGGTTCGCGCCTCTGCCGCTGCTCCTGCTGTTGCAATCCTACCTCTTACCGGAACTGGCGTTGGCTCTGCCGGAGCTAAGGGTGCCGCTGCTGCCACTGTCAACACGCGTAAGTATACGCGTGGAGTCAAGTGGACTTCTGCCAATACCGCTAAGGTAACGGTGTCGAATAATGGTGTCTGGACTATCATTCCCGGCGCTACTGCTGGCACGGTGAATATTACGGCAACCCACCCAGAAACTAACACGCTTTCTACGGCTCCGTTGGTTATTACAATCACATAGTACTTGCGGCAGACGCATGGCCCTCGGTCCTTCGGGATCGGGGGCCTTTGTCTTCTACTGGTAGACTTTAGGTCAGAGGAAGAAACTACGGAGGAAACATGTCTAACGCTACGCCCGAGGAACTTGCGGCTACAGCCCGTGAGCCCGGTACATTCAGCTTTATTGAGCGTCTACGTGGGCGCAACTACGCCAAAGATGATGTTGCTATCTACCTGAACGAGGAACTTGGCTACAAGCTTGCCGAATTGAAAGCACAAATTAAAGACACCCCAACTCTTAGTGCAGAAGAGCTTGCTGCAATCCAAGAGAAGATCGACGCCATTCTTGTCGAGCTCGCTCCTGACAAGTACATCTTTCACATTGAGGGTATTTCCAATGAGGACTACGACAAGCTTGTAGATGAGGCCGCTGAGCAGGTTCCTTACGAGTATGAAGAGACTGTCGATCCTTGGACTGGAAAGAAAACTCAGGAGCCTATCAATAGCGATAAGCGTAATGAGTATTTTACCAACGCTCTTTGGGCAAAGGTTATTCGTAAGGTTGAGTACGCTGACGGTTCTTTCGATGAGAGTATTAACAGTGAATTTGTCGAAATGTTCCGTCGTCTTGGTCCGTTGAATGCGCTTCAGCATGTCGGCCTCACCATTGAGAAGGTCCGCATGGGTAGCGAGTGGATCGAGTACGCTGAGGATGAGGATTTTTTAGTCAAGCCCTAACGTGGGAAGACCAGTCGTTCATTGAGATTTTTATCAAGGCGGCTATCGAGTCTAATCAGCCACCGACAGCGGTGATCCTGAGCGATCCTTCCCATAAGGAATGGACCGTTTGGGATTACCGTCTGATCAAGGCGTACCACCTTAAGCAGGGCTTCATGAGCGGTAACTTCCCTGTCTGGCTAGATCGGGATGAGAACGTATGGTTCGAGTCGAAGTCCTTCGTGTCACGATCTGAAGCCGTCATTGAAGATGCTCAGGAAAAGGATCAAAAAAGCGGTGGAACCAAGGGTAAGAAATTCTACGCGACTATTAAGGGTACGCGTAATGGTGAGCCCCTACCAACTATGCGAGATTTCCTTGAAAAGCAGGCGCTAGCTCGCGGACAAAAGAGTAGTATGCCGCCTAAAGAGGAATGGGTTGACCTGCCCATCCAAGGTGTTGACTGATAGACTTGGGCCAGTAACCACTAGGAGAAACTCTTGTCTGTAGATGATGCAACCCTCATCGTCACCCTTCGGGATGAAACGAGTGGCCCCGCAAATCGCATCACCGCAGCGCTAGAGAAGTTCAACACTCAGACTTCGCTCGGCAATAAAGAGACTCAGAGTCTTGAACGTACTGCCGCCAAACTAGCGACGGGTCTTGGTGCTCTCACCGGGTCTACGCAGACTAGTGCTGCCGCCATGGTCGGTGCTTCGCGCGCCGCCGCTGGTTACGAAGCCCAGCTTAAGCGCATCAATGGTATCCAGATTAACTCTGCTGGTAAGGCCATCAATCCTGCCGGTCAGTTTATCTCTAATGCCGAGCTCGATCAGGCCCTTGTTAAGGCGCGCGCTCTACAGGCAATTCAGAGTGGTGCCGGAATCAAAAGCTCCGGTAGCTTCCTTAATACTAACAATGAAATTCAAAATGTTAGCAGTGGAGCAAACGCTGGTAAGGTAGCTCTCAACGATCTTACGGCCTCCGCCAGCAGAACCCGCTTTGCGCTGTACGCCGTTGCGCAAGCTGCTAGGACTATCGGACTTGGTCTTCTAGCAATTCCTATTGCCTCTGCTGTCCTTGCAACAGCTTATGAGCGAGATTTCGCCACTGTTGAGCGTGCTACTCTGGTTGCTGGCGCTCAGGCCAAGGCACTTAAGTCCAGCCTTATTGACCTATCTACACAGGTCCCTATTTCATTTAAGGCAATTACTAATATCGCCGCTGCTGGTGCGCAGTTGGGTATCGATCCTTCTGGACTCGTAAACTTCACTCGCGTTGTTGCCATGCTGACAGCCACAACCAACCTCTCTGCCGAGGCTGCCCAGAACTTCCTTGGTAAATTCAAGGTTATTGCCGGTGTTGACCCTAAGAACTTCAATAACCTAGCTTCCACTATCCTAAACGTTGGTGTTCATACTGCCGCGACAGAAATGCAGATTGCCAAGCTTGGTACTCAGATCGTTGGTATCGGTAAGCAGGCTGGTTTCACGGTTCCACAGATCGTTGGTATTGCTGGTGCGCTGGCGTCGGTATCTAGCGTTGGTGTAGAGCTTGGTCGAGGTACTCTTACCCAGTTCGTTACAAAGATGCAGCTAGCTGTAGAAAGCGGTGGTCCTGCACTTGAGGCGTTCGCCAAGACCGCAGGTGTATCGGCTGCAACAGTACAGAACGCTTTCGGCACGGACAAGTTCGCAGGCGTATTCACTAAGTTCTTCGAGGGGCTTGACAAGGTACAGAAGTCGGGCGGAAACGCTAACGCAATCCTCGCTGAAATCGGTGTTACATCTATTCGTCAGGTACCGCTCCTACTCAACCTTGCTTCTGGTTGGAAGGTGCTCCGTAGTAGCATCGATCTAGCCAACGCTGGCTGGAATGATACTACTATTCTTACGCAGCACTATGCGAAGATCAACGACACCTTGGTATCTAAGCTTATCGAGCTCGGTAACACCTTCGGCAAGTTCCTTAATCAGGTTGGTAGCGCCTCTACCGGACCACTTAAGGATGTTACCAAGAGCCTAACCGATATGGTGGGTGGCTTGATTGCATTCGGTAGCACCAATGCCGGACAGAATGCCCTTATCTGGGCAGCGGGTCTTGCCGTGGCGCTCGGTGTGCTTCTTCTTATGAGTGCTGCGCTAGCCAATATTGTTGGTGGCGTACTGGCTGCCAACGTTGCATACACCGGCTTGACTGCCGCTCTTGTTCGCTTTGACGCTGCGCAGGCCGCTTCCGCCGCTGCCAGTATCACTGGTATGTCCAAGTTCCAGCGCTTCGCCGCGTTCATGACCGGGCCGTGGGGTCTAGCAATGATTGCGGCTACAGTGGGACTGACTCTTCTAACAGATCAGCTTGACAGGGTTCATAACGTTGACATGTCCAAGCTGACCAACAAGATTGTCACAGGAGCTAGTGGCGGTGCGATTCTTGGAGCGGCTGGTAGCGCTCAGACTGGCAGGTTCGTTGGCGACACAACTAAGGACCTAGGACATCTTTCAACCGTTCTTAAGGCTGCCGCCGATCAGTCCTCTAATCTGTTTGCACGCTTCGATCAGACTCATTTTGGAGCCTTCAGTGCCCTAAGGGATATTGGTGATCAGCTAGGTAAGCTTGCTCAGTCGGACCTACCCGCCGCCCAGAATGGTTTCGCTCAGCTTGCTGGTAAGACTGATGGAACTAAGCAGGAACTATGGCGACTTATCAGTTCCATGCCTGCTTACCGTGATGAGCTTATTCGACAGTTGAATGTATCCAAGGATACGATCAATGAACAGAATATCCTTAAACTTGCCTATGGTGGTGTTGGCGACGGTATGCTTAGTACCGCTGGCAAGGCTCGGGTTCTTACTGACGAGATTAAGCGTCAGCGCGACTTCCAGACTGGACTGCTCGAAGTCACTGGATTGACGCAGAAGAACATTGATGATTATGGCGCATCGTACCAGAAGAGTATCTCGCCACTAACTGACTTCAACTCTGTAGTTAAGCAGGTACAGGATGGTCTACAGGCTGCCGCCACACAGCAGGCAGCACTATCAGCAGGTAAAGATAATGCCAAGACCTATTACGATGGTGTATCTGTTAGCCTTGCGCAATTTACCGCTCAGCTTGAAGCGAACAATGCCACTCAGGCCACATGGTTCCAGAATGTCATTACTGTTGCTGCTCAGTATGGCACCGCTGCTGCGGATATCTTCATTCGAGCAGGTTACACCGCAACAAGCGCATCAATCCTTCAACAGCTTGTAGACGCCACTCCCGCACAGGCTGCCGCCTACATCGCCGCCCAGACAACCGCCGCAGAGACGGCAGCGGTTGCTACTGGTGAAGCATTGATCTCCGCTGGACAGCTACACGTTGTTGGTAGTGGTGCGCGCGTTGGACAGGACACGGCGAGGCAGATTGGTCAAATGCTTCTTGCTGGCTTTAGTCCTGCTGATATCATGAAGCACTTTAACCTTGAGTTTGGTGCAAATCCGGCGACTCCAAAAGCTAATATTGACCCTGCAAAGAACGAGATTATACGGCTTACTTCGATTCCATACCCAAGTGTTACAATTGCAGTTATTGCGAACCTCTCAGCGTTCCAGCGTGCCGTTGCTAATGCACAAATTCAGGCAAACATTTATGCTAGCGGTAAGGGATACGCGTCTGGTGGTTTTACTGGTTATGGCACAAAGTACCAGCCTACCGGTATCGTACACGCTGGTGAGTTCGTGTTCCCACAGGAAGCAGTCAACCGCATTGGTATTCCACAGCTTTATGCTATGATGCGAAACTCTAGGGGCGCAACTAGCGCGCCACGCATGAGTTACGCCGAGGGCGGTATGGTTGGTGCTGGCAACTTCACCGCACTGGATGCCCAAAGCTTGCAAGCCATTATGGCTCTAGCTAATAGGCCCATCTTCCTCTACACGACTGATAGAGTTATTGCTGAAACCGCAGCACGTGGTAATACTGAGATTGCTTATGGAGGACAGAACTAATGGCCACTGGCGATCCAACGATCTATTTCGGAAACATTCGTAAGGCAGGTTTCGTTCTTGCGCCCGGTGCTGGACTCAACGCTGATTTTACCGGAGCCATCGATGGTATGCAGTTCAGTAGTGGTGGAGCATTCGACAACCCTTCCGCCGCCGTGCATCGTAAGTTCGGTTGGAGTTGGAAGACTAAGCAGATCGAAGACCTTCAGTTCCTTTTCAACTACCGTCAGGGGCTCTACGGCACGGGGCTCCTGTACTGGATCGACCCCTATGCTTCGTACTACAACGCGCTTCCTCCGCACTGGGCAGCGCCGTTCCTGAGCGCTTCTGGTTGGCCTTCTCATATTGGTGCAGGTAACATTCCTGACATCGTTGCTGCTACAAGCCTTCTGAACAACCAGCCTATCTACTCGGCTAAGTACACACTCTCTACTCCGATTAACACGGTTCCAGATAGGGCGTTGGTTCTCCTGATCCCACCGACTATGCAGATCAACATCGGATTCAGCTTCTCTGTAGTCAATGGTGCTGTGATTCGTATCCAGCCGATCAATATCGATGGAACGCTTGCGGCTACTCAGGACTTCACGGCTCTTTCTGCTTCCGGTACAACCCGCATGAACAAATCTTTCAGTGGGGCAACGTACAGTGCCATCAAGGTCTACCTAACGTCCACCGTCTCTGGTACCTCATACGTTACAATGGATTCAGGGGACGCTTACTACACTACTCTCGGCGTCACTCCCGTTCTGACTGGCAACCACATGGAAGGGCGCGGTCATACCGGCATGAAGTTTGCTAGTGATCCAACTATGGCTTATGAGTTCCTTGATGAAGTCGGACCCTACCCTCGACGCTACGTATCGGCTGCCGTTACTCTTGAAGAAGTGGGCGGTTGGCTATAATGAGAAAAGGACTTAAGACATGACCTTTGTACCAGATACATTCGCAGACGGGCCAGCGGGAGCTACCCCTATTACCGCTGCGAAGCTGAACAATGTGGAGACAGGTGTTTCCCAGATTTACTCCGCGTGGGCGGCGTATACTCCAACCGTAACTGGTATCACGCTCGGCAATGGCACGGTTCTAGGAAGGTATCGGCTGGTCGGAAAGACCGTCAACGGAATGATCGAATGTACCTTGGGGTCAACTACAACAATGGTAGGAATTCCAACATTCACCCTGCCACCCGTGAACGCACCCCTGAATGCCACGGGCGGCCGGTCTGCTAAAGTAATATTCTTTGATACATCTGCAACACAGTACTATGCGGGTGTATGTATCCTTACATCCACAACAGCACTTGCTGGAATTCATACATCAGCATCCGGGTTGCTCGCTGCGACTTCAGCAACCGCTCCTTTCACGTGGGCGACGGGTGACAAGATTAACATCGACTTTATGTACGAAATCTCCTAATGCTCTTTCCCGATTCCACCACTTTCCCTAGCGCGTCCACTTTTCCGGGCGAGTCTGGGATGCCTATGCCAGCATCCAACTCCCCGTTGGTGGCATATATCGAGAATCGGTCACGAGTCCTACAGGTCGTTGACTATAGTGTTCAGGCGTCGATCAATCGTTACGCCCCAGACGACACTACAGGCGGCACTTCTTCTATGAGTATTGTGATCAAGGCTGATGAGGATTCCGACCTTCTTCACCGCTACCTATCGTGCATTGACCAGAAGATCACCCTCGTTGATACGCAGGGCATTGAGGATACGGCATTTCGTGGGCGCGGTACATGGACTGGTACTATCTCTCAGGCCTCTCGTGCCGGAAACAGGATCACCTTCTCCGTTGACTCCCTCTTGAGCAAGCTCAACGTCAACAAGACCGCTAAGCCGTACTTTGGACGTAGCCGTGACTCCACAATCACCACGTATATTGTCAACCAAGCAACCAATCCTTCGAGCGAAGTTAGCGCTACAACGAACTACTCGGTTCAGGCTGGTACCGGAGGAACTGCCGCCATTACTCAGGGTGCAACGGGGGCATATGCTGGTACCAAAACAACCAAGCTAACGTGGAGTGTTGCCGCAACTGGTGTTGGTGGATTGATCTACCTTCATACAGGTATTCTTACTGGCGGTTTCTATACCTTTAGTATGCAAGCCAAGTCGAACACAGATCAGGCTATGCAGATGAGTATTCAGTGGCTCAATGCTGCCAGTGCTGCCGTGGGATCGCCCGTACTTATTGGTGGGGTAACGCTTCCTTCGGGAGTGTGGCAGGAATTTGATGCTGTTGGATTGACTGCTCCGGCTACGGCTACACAAGCGCAGGTTCGTATGTTCAATTACACTATTGGATCAGGTTTTCATCAATGGGCAATTGGTAACATTCTTGAAACTGATGGAGTAATGATTACTCAGGGTACGGTCATGTATCCCTATGGGGATGGTAACGGTACCAATAACTTCTGGAACGGTACTCCTGATGCTTCGAGCTCAACCATCGCGATCACCATTGCTCAGCCCACTGGCTATGATGCTACCTTTGGTAATGCTTTTCGATACTATGCCTCGCTAGCTAGCGTTCCTGCAACAGCTATCAGTATTGATCCAGCCCTAGAAGATGTCTTTGTCTCTTACCGTAGTTGGGAAGGCAATCTTCTTGACCACTTGAAGATGATGTGCTCTGCCGAGGGTGCTATTTTCTTCATTGTGAACGAAGTTATTCAGGTACAGAAGCCACGCAAGAATGTTATCCGTATTGAGAATACCGACACCATCTCCCAGACCGTTACGGCTCAGGGTTCCGTGCGTGAAGTGCTCGTTAACAATTACAACAACCAGTGGCTGACGGACTCCGTGACGGCGGCTCCTGATAATGTGTACTCTATTACTGTAGCTGCCTCTAACAACTTCTCCCTTTCTACGGACGATTCCCTCGTTTCGGTGAATAACCCCATCTGCGTAGCTGCTATCGCTCCGCTACCTTACACTTCCGGCACGGGACAATACGTTATCACCGATAGCAAGAACAACGCTGTCAACCCTGCCGACTGGACTGCGGCTGGTGGAAGTCTTTCTGTCATGCTCGATCCGAATAACAACAATAACATTCTTGTCAGCGTGCATGCCCCTAATGTGATCCCTAATTATGAAGCACCATTCCGCATGGCAATGGATGTTGCTGACACTGATGTACCTGCTCTCTATATTACAGGTAGCGGAGTCTTCTCTAGGAAAGAGGTCGTGTCTATTGTTACGGGCACTTCCGTCAATACGCAGACTCAGGACCAGTCCCCAGTAGTAGATAATCCATTCCTCGGGGATATCACCCACGCTCATGATCGTGGAACTTTCTCAGCAGATGAGCGCGGTGGTGTAAGTGTTTCCGGTAGTGGAACATTTCCTTTCGACCCAGACTCGGGCGGTCAGGAGTTCGGTAATATTGCAGGGTCGCGCTTCTACGCTGGTGCCGGTATCTACTTGATCACTGATGCTACGATTGCTCGTAAGGGTATTTCCATGAACTATGTCATGGACGTGAGCTTCGATGATCTAACAAACCTTTTTGCTATGATCTTCAACGAGTTTAATGCCACATATGCTGGTCTTACTTTTACATCTTTTAATTCTACGTATCCAACACAGACGATGGACCAGTTCAACGCCGTATCGAACAACCCGACCATGACTACTTTTAATACCGTTTACGCAGGGTCCAACTTTAATGACCATGCGGTTTATCCATACCTGAAGGGAGCTCCAGTAGAAAATGTCGAAGCCCGATTCTAATCTGCCGCCGCAATCCCAAACGTGGAGGCGTTATCAGGAACAGCAGGACGAAACCAATGCCGCTGCTATTGCTAACATTCTCGCTGAACTAGATCGACTGTCAAATTCTGATGGTGGCATGGCTGCGCTTTATGCTCAATTGATGGTTGGACCAATTGGTACGCTACAAGATCAGCTTAAAACTCTTTACACCCTGACGGGGAATGTCTACCCTCCAGTTGCTAGCACTCCTGCTGCGCCACCCGCTACGCCTTCATATACCGTTATTGAAACTGCTGCTACATGGTCGAGGACGTGGGGTAGCTATACGGGTGCTCCCTACGCCGGTGGTGGAGTTTATACAGATTCACAGATGCTCTATCAGGGTTCTTCCGAGAATAAGATTGGTATCTGGGGAATTGACATGGGGTCTGCTTATGGCAGGAACATTGTTGATATGCAGGTTTTTCTTCAGAATAGCCAATACCCATATAGCTCTGGTGGTATCGCTGGTTTTGGCACGCACCAATATAGCGGCCCTCCTTCTGGAAAGCCTAATCGCTCCAACGGATTCGATGTTGGTTGGGGTGAGGGACAGGGTAAGTATGCAAGTATTCCACCAGTACTGTATACCGGATTTTCTAACGGAACATTCAAGGGCCTGTCTGTCGGTGGCTTCGGTGCCAGTAACCCACAGTCGGCTATCTTTCATGGTGTTGGTAAGCCACTTTCCCCACGGCTCCGTATTACTTATCAGGTCTGATAGAATGGAAATCTAATGCCTACTACCCCGAACTTTGCGATTCCATATCCTGATGGAACTACGTCACTAACCCCACTACAGGACAAGTTTGCTGATGTCGCGAACGCGGTAGATAGTGCTCTCGTTAGTGGTCTTGCGGGAGCGCCTCGTCAGATCACGAGCGACGCCCAGCGTACTTCAGTGTTCCCTTCGCCGGTACAGGGAAACCTTGCCAATCGCCCAGACAAGGGATACATTGAAGTATACCTAGCGACGTATGATCCCTCTACTAATAAAGGTGGCGCTGCGGTTGCTGGGTGGTATCCGTTGCCGGGTACTATTCTCGGGTCTAATCAGGCTCTACCAAACTCTCTCGTCGTCACTGGAGTAACGGCGATTGCTGGACTATCGGCGACTACATATTGCCCCGGCACTCCAGTAAAGATTGCGTTTGAGGCACTCTTCGAGAACACTGGTTCTGGAGCTAATCGTGAAGTTTCTGTTCAGGTCTATGAGGATGGAACTGCGATTGGTATTTCACGTGACTGGTTTGTCGGATTTGTTAACACTCAGGTTTCGACTACTAACATGAATGTATTTCGTACTCCCACTGCTGGTATTCATACATATACTGCTCGCACTAATACAGCCGTCGCGTCAGCGATAACGAACAAAGAGTGTTCTATTGTTGTAACCGCTCTAGCGCCTAAGGTTTAATATGTTTAAGAAGCCTTGGGATAAGATTCGTGACCGACTACGCGAACCGGTACTGAGCGACCGCAGACTAGATATTGCTGCGGCAATTAGCTGGATTCTCATTGGTGTTTGGGGAGTTGCTTCTGCTGTAGCGCAGCAAACCATTATTACTCGCGTCGCTGGTCAGGATTATAGTCTGCCATGGGGATTGTCTCTTGGTCTATTTGGCCTTATTGCTGGCATCGCTGCTGCTAGTACAATGGTGGGCTTGAATCGCATCAGTATGATCATCAAGGAATCAATAGAGCTCATTACCCTGAGCATGTTGACCGGCACGCTGAGTGTTGTAACGCTACTTCGTGGTGTCGCAATCTTTACCGAAGGGCTCTCCGCTACAACAATTGCGTCCTTTGCTATTACAGCATTCTTTCTTGTGTTCCCAACGTGGCGTATCTTCCACCTAACAGAGCGCATTAGGGTACTGCGTAAACTAACGAGGAAGTAATGAATTGGTCACTCATTATTTCCATTGCCGCTCTGGTTATCGGTCCCGCTGCTGGTCTTCTTGTCGCTATCATTGCGAATAATCGAACCAAGAAAGACAATCAGCTAACAGCTACTTTTCAGAATAGAAGGGTGGACGTGGATGAGCGTAATTCAGAGACGAGTTACTTTACTGCTATCATCGACGGTTTCGTTGAGCAGAATCGTGTTCAGAACATTGCTCTCAGCAAGCTTGAGCATAAGGTGGAGTCGCTAGAGGCGCGGGTCAATAATCAGGAAGCTCGTGAAGCTCTGATGCGTAACTATATTGAAACGCTCAAGAAGCTTATCCCGAATCCTCCGGGCGCTCCACCGTCACCATTCTAGCGGACAGCCCTCGTGGTCAGTGTCTGTCCGCGTGTCTTCGTGCCGCGTACCCATGCCCTACAGTTCGAGCACTTGAACAGGTCGTAGCTCTGGACATTAGTATGCGTGAGCCCAGACTCAACGAGCTCAGTGCCACCACAATACGGGCAGCAATCATCGATCATGCCATAGAGCCCAAGGTGCGGTGCATTGGTGAGCCACGGGAGAAGGTGTAGATATGTCTTCTCGGTAATGATCACGTCCTGCTTGTTATACTCTTCCATGAGTGCCCAAGCGTCCGGGTCGTCATTCATGCAATCTACCCAAAGCTGGAATCCAGTGTGCTCTAGCTTCGCGCCTTCGCCGGTGAACTGAGCGAGGTAGTCAAGCTTACGTGAGGGAAGATCGAACTGTACCTTATTGATCTTCATGATGTCGATATTCTTATACGGCTTAGCGGGTCCCAAGTCTTCTGCAAGGAACTCGTTATTGATACGTCGCATGTCATATCGGACACTATTGTAACCCACCACAAAGTCAGCCTCAGAGAGCAGGTCGTGAGCAGCGCGCACCATTGCGTGGTACCCATCCTTGTACGTGGAGTAGAAGAGAATCTCTTCACTGTCTAGCCACTTGGCAGCGAAACAGATCATGCCACCGTTCTCCTTGATCTGGGTAATCCCTACGTTCTGATCCCAGAGTCCCCATACCCATGCGGTAATGGGTTTTGATTCAATATCGATAGTAAGAATACGAGCACCCTCTACGCTACGTGTAGCTGGTGTATCATATTCAAAGAACTTGCCCTTGCGAACCTTCTCGCGTGCGTTGTTAATGGAAGACTTTCCGACACCGAGTTTAATCCCGGCATCCCTAGACGAGAGTCCATCAACGGACTTCAGCATTGCATAAGTAATCTTTTGCATAGCTCCCTTTCCTGTACTTACCATACTACATCATGTCCGACTTGTCAAACTGGGCATAGAAAAGCACCCTGCCGATATATGCAGGGTGCTCAACTATTAGATAAGTCACCTACCTCTCGGCCACGTGGGATAAAATCACTTGGGGCTAAGAGGAAGCGTTACTGGATGAGACTCTCGGGTGGATTACCTGTCGAAGGATCACCAAAAGTACCACCGGGCGCAACGGTTCCTCCACCATTCACTACCGTGTTGTTCGGCTGTGATGCGGAGATAATTGTTGCCTGTCCGATTTCGCGCAGCTTATCCTTTGCAAGATAACCAGCGAGGGTAGCGGCCCCGGCGACAATGGCCGAGTAGATCAGGGGTCCGAATGCGCCTAGACTATCGAAGACGTGCGGGTCTAGTGCGCCAACCGCAGCCATAACTGCCGCCGAACCCAAACCAGCTAGTACACCCCAGATAGCTCCCCACTTAATCTTCGGGGAAACAGGTGTTGAAATTGTCGTTGCCATGCGTGCCTTTCTTTTGGATGTTATTATTCTACACTATTAGTTGGACTAGATCAAATCCGGGAAGTAGGCTTCGAGCGTAGGTATGTGCCGCTTGATAATCATGCGCTTGAGGATGTGGATAATAGCATCATTTGCATCTCGTCCGTCCTTGTGACCGACCATCTTACCTGTCTGCCACATCCCGATACGCTTGAGAACTGCGTCCATTTCTCCGGCTTTGCCTTTGAAGCTCGGCGTCTGCCAGTAGATATCCTTGAAGTGCTGTTCCCATGTATCCTCAATAACACCTTCAAGCTTGACGCCTTCGATATTCGGCACGAACCCCCGATTACGCAGGACGAATCGCTCTACCACCAGTTCGTCTCCATACTCATCATGCCAGTAGCTACATGATTTTTTGAAGTCGGCAGTAATCCAAGCACCTTCTAGTTCAAAAGGTTGCGTATCTGAGTAGTCTCCCCACGCCCAACCCGTAGCTACACCGGGATCACTCCCTGTTATCGTGCTCACGTAGGAACCTTTCTGTGAACTCCATGATACGTAGGGAGGCCGTTTCGATTGGGATTCCCGGTAGCTTGTGAAGCTCTTGGAGCCATAGGTTCATCCAGTATTCAGGTACCCCCAAGTATCGCCCTGTCGTTATGTAAGAAATACGGATACGATCCTCAAGAGTAAGCCCCTCATCCTTTTTATCACGCGCTACGATCCGCTTTATGCGCCAGTCGAGAAGTGCATATCCCGCTGCGACTACAGCCATGCAGGCGATAAGAAATAGCACTATAAAGACGGGGGTTAGATCATTCATGCTTTGATGTACTCCTTCATTTCTGTGTCGCTCATCATGTGTAGGACACCACGTCGAGCGCCCCACTCGCGGACCCACTTGCCACCGTTACGTCGAGCGTACATGATTTCAATGGTGCCTGAGCCTTGCTTGCGAGCTAGCAACCATAGCTGTTCTCGCGTTACGTCTGGGTGAGACTGCCCAACCTTGTCGCCGGTCTTGATCGTGCCGCCCTCGGTGAAGGATTTAGAGTACCCTAGCCGCGTCTCCCAGCCATGCTTTTCTGCGAGAGCACACAGTTTTTCTGCTGGCGTATCGAGATAGATTTCCGGTTTAGCGTCTTCGGCCTTGATGAGAATCTGTGGCTCAGTATCGATATCCTCTTCAACCTGAGCAGCCGTAGCCATTTCAGCCTTGAGGTCCTGCGCCCACTGGTGCCAGTCGCGCCCGTCTCCGGGTCCGTATGTAGCATGCGGATTAGTAGTGAGCCGTCTCCCTGAAGTAGAAGTTGTAGGCGAGCTTGCCGAACTTACGACGAAGGGCGACCCTTTGGTTACGCGGTGCGTATTCCCTAGCACCAACTGGTCTAGCATACATTTCTCCAAGCGCTTGATTCATATAACGAAAGCTGTCAGCTGCATCTTCGGTGCTAGTTACTACTTGACGTAACGCCGTAGCCCAGTTGACAGTGTCAGAGGCGTCCTGTCGTCTGAGGTATTCGTCAGTATATTGAATGGGCACTAGTTCCTCCCGTGCGCAATGTGGACACCCTTACAATCCGGGCATCGATAGACTTTCATTCCCTTGTGGTGGTTCTCGTTGATCCAGTCGTAAGCAGCTTGCTCACTAGTGAATCTCATCTTAGCCTTGCCGGTGTGTCCAAAGCAAGAAAGGCTAGACTTCCTCTTCGATAGTCTCATCTATTTCCTTATAGCCCCCGCCAGAAATCATGTTCAGCATGTCAAGTTCATCCACTATCCATGGGTCGTCTAGGTTCAACAACACGGTCTTGATAGCGTCAGCCAACCCCGGTGAGTCCACTGATGCCACGTAAATGTACCGACATAGAAAGTTAGGCGTCTCGCCCACCGCTAATATGGTGCCAGGAGACGCTGGCAGCGCTCTGGAGGGCCTAACGTGCATGGGTAGGTGTAAGGACTCGAAGGCTTTTTTTAAAGGGCTTAGATCGGCTTCTGAGAGCTTTTCAAGTGGGTAGATACACAGGGGTACTACTACTCCTTCAACACCAGCCATTTCACTCCCTTGTCCTGCGTCTCTTGTAGCAGTCCCTGCATCATAAGATCGTTGATCTGCTCACCAAGCTCACGTCCCTTACGGTCGGAGAACTTACGAAGCACAACCTCGCGACGAACCTTGACACCCTTGCTCGCAACGAACTCAAGAATCTGGTCGCATGAACGCTTCCAGTCCGACGCACTAATGCCCTCGGTCATAGCCACAAGATTATGCAACCACGCTTCACACATCTGGATAGCTACCAGAACGTGGTGCAACGTGACGCTATCAGCAGCCTCTTCAGCAGCCAACAACGCAGCAACGCGCATCATGTTTGGACCAAGACGACGGATCGAAGGATCAAGTAGCTCCCACTTCGGGTGCTTCTTGCGGAACGCCCTATCGATTACCCACTTCATCTGCCCAACACGAGCAATGGCATCACGATCCCACGGAATACCAAAGCGTGTCTTCTTGTACTTGACCTTCAGCAACTTCTTCGTGTTCGCAAACTCAGCCGACCACTGGCGACACATAGGCTCATAGCCTAGCTGCACATAGTCAGCACCGTTCGCCATGTTCACGTCCATCGAGTCTTCGGAAACCTCGCGGTCCTCACCGATGTACCAAATGAATCGAGCAAGGAAGCCAGAGTAGATCATGTCGTCCGTGAGAACGTTCGTGATCGACAGCTTGCCCTTCCTCGTGCCGAGCAGATGAATGTTGAAGTACGTCCTAGCACTCTTACCACTGATATCTCTGTTGCCAGTACGCAGCATAGGCGGAACATATCCGTCATAGTACTGTGCCAGCATTTCCAAGATACCTGCGGTCCAGTTCTGGCTCCCGGCGTTAAGCTGAGCAAACCAACCGTGAGCCTCATCAGCATTCAGCACGCTAGTCTTGCGGTCACGACCAAGCAACGCCTCGTGGAGCGCGTTCGGGCTAGCGTTAGTACCGATAGACCATGACGAATCTTCGTGGAGCTCGTCCATCATGGCGCGCCACAACTTCAAGTGCGAAGTCTTACCGGAGCCAGAGTCGCCAACCCCCATAAGGTAGAGATTCGTGTTCTCTTCACCATTGGACATTGGCAGATACACGCAGTCACTAAACGCCTCGGAAAGAATGGACAAGCCGTTCATTTCCACGTAGGGTGCGTTATATACACGCCCTAGCTTCGAGCGGTTCCACTCGTCCCAACGCTTGAGCCAGTTATCCTCGCCAGCAACAGAGGCGCGCTCGTCGTCCGAGAGCAGAGACAGATCGAACTGTCCTACCTTAGGTACTTCCGGCCCGCTAATACCCTCGCCAGTCTCATACGCAACCTCGCCCTGAGCCTTGAGTGCTTCCTGAATCAGGCCGCGTAGGTTACGGGGGTCGTCTCGCCACTTCTGGCTAGCGGGAGCGTGCCACGCCAAACTGAGTACGTCCTCAAAGTCAAGCGTTCCTGTACGGAACAGGTCACAGAGAAGACGGTAACGCATCCGTGAGCGGTCAACATCAGCGGGTACCTCTTTCGTCAGCGTCTCAACATCGAAACCCTCGGGCAGCTTGTCGAGTGCGTCAGCATAGTCTGGGAGGTCCTCAATCGACTCGTAAGACACGTCCGGTGGCAGACGGATAATTGCCCGGTCTACCAGTTCTATGTCGTCGTAGCCCCCACTGAGGTCCTTAGCGTCGTACATATCACCCGAGAACGTAACCGTAACATCCTCAGGATAGCCATGAGAATGATTGGTCGTAAGCGGCACGCGAAGAACCTTGTTCGCTGACCACGAGCTAGGGTCTGAACCCTGATCCCGGTGGGCGATAGCAATCTTGCGACTGATCTGGGATGCCTCGTGTGCGGGGACTGGCTCAGTTAGCATCCAGTAATCCTGATAGCGTCCAGCAGAGGACTGAATGTGAACGGACGGACGGAACCTAAAGTTTTGTGGCTCGCACGTATCCGAGTCCTGATAGGCGGTCTGGCTCCACAGGGCATTCTCTGGAATGCGGCGAAGCTTACCACTCTCTCCACGCTCGTCCCCATAGATCAGGGGCGAAGCGTAGACATCCTCATTGCGGTGGTCCATTGTCCACTGGATGATTTCGTCAAGCTGCTCTGGATACTTAAAGTCCTCAAAGCGGTTGACTTTACCACGTGGTCCCGGTCGGTCCCGTAGTCCCACGATAACGTTGCCGGACATTTCAGCCCAGATGCTTTCATAGAATGTCCGTAGGGTTTTCTTTTGTACGGCCTCATTTGGCACGGGCGCTCCCTCGGCTTTATATATAGCTTTATATTTTATTGGTACCCAGCAATGGAGTCGAACCATCGGACGAAGTTTGGACCTTCGCAACCGCTACTCAATTAGTACTGGGGATTGGTGCCACTCCCGATTAGTGGCTAGTTCACCGGGGTACTACCAAGGAAGACCGCTATCAGCGCTGCTACTGGCTGCAACTGCGCCCTCGCCCTTCCGCCATTTAACGACGATGGAATTGACCCATGTGGTTTGAAGCTGGCGACCCTTAGAGCCGTCCTGCTTCTCGTACTCATGCTCAGTCAGGCTGGCGTCAACTTCAACAAGGTCGCCATAGCGAACGTCCTCATTTGCGAGGTCACCCCAGAGTGCTACCTGAATCTTCGAGACGTTACCCGTCTTCTCGTAGTCTCCGGTGTCCTTGTTCTTGCGTTCCTCATTGACATAGACGACCAACTTTAGACCGTTGCCATCCTTGCCAATACGCTCCGGCTCGGCGACTACTCCACCATCGAACGTTGCATTAAATCTGGACAAATTATTCTCCCATTCCAAGCGCCATAAGCGCAAGATTAAGCGCATCAATCAGCGCCTCTGTTTCCTCTACACTAAGGTTAGCATAGACATCGTAGTTTTTCAAGGACACAAGAACCGGAGTCAGTGGATCAAACTCCATTGGCTGCACGTGAGCAACCGTGTACCCCGTTTCGTCCTTAATGACCGTTCCACCTACGCCTACATCTTCACTAGTTATCAATAGCTAGCCTCTCTCTTTGGAGCTTACCGATTTTGATTTCGGATTTCTTTGCCGTAAGAAGACCCTGAAACCATTCAAAGTGCTCTTCCATGTCCATTGCCTCAACGAGCTCGACGTACGCTGGGACTGGATTTCCCTTATTGTCCACATCGTTCGGTCGTACATGGAGGAAACCGTAGTTATCAAACCACTCATCTGATTTCCATTCCTCTTCTACGTAAGTCCCGTCCTCCTGCTTGAGTAGCATCGTTTCCGCAAACCTTAGTGCGGAAAGCTGCATGCTATGCTCAGGCCAGAGAGCACGGGATGTCTTGGCGTCGATCAACCAACGTTCCCGGTCGATGATGCAGTCTAGGTCCAGTGTTCCGGCGTATCCCAGCGTATGATTCCACACCGTGAGTTCGGTATGCTTTGGTTCAATCTCGTGCTGAGCAAACCAGTCGGCCCAAACAGATACCATTTCCCAGAATGCTTCGGGCTCTAGAGTTGTGTTAGGATACGAAAACGAGGGATCAATATCTGCTTCGATCCATTCGTGCATGCTCGTGCCGAGTTCGGCTGCGTCGTTGAGCACGCCCAGATGATAGTTGCGGATATCATAACCCTTTTCTAGTGGTAGCGGCGAGCGCTTCCAGTACCACCGTAGAGAGTTCCATCCCTGCGTTTCCGTCTTACTGAGTAGGGCGTCAATATTCGCCACGGCATACGCTGCCGTTTGATCTACCGCCCACTGTACGATACCCGGTTGCGCCGCCATCTTTAGGACGGTCGTAACTGAGGGCACCACCTCTTTAGTGTGTGGGTGTGCGTATCCACGTCCGCCGCTGCCGGACGCTCGTACTGCTAGTTCTGGTTGTGTCACAGCAGTCCATATTCAGCAAGAGTCTGAACTATATTCATATTTCTTGGGCTCTCTTCATTAATGGACTTGATCAAGTACTGATAGTCACCGCGTGTATCCCCGATAACAACAGCCGCCTTATTGATCGCCTCTTGCTCCGTCTCCGCTAGCACGGTAATAGGCTTGCCATAATCAGAGTTGCGATTGACTGGATAGTACAGCATGTCGAAGCGAAACATTACGCCTCCTGAACTTGCTGGTCCTTAGCAATCTTCACGAGTGCATCATAGGTCTGCTGGAGGGCGGTGGGGTTCATGATGAAGTCCTCTCCACCAAATCCTGCACCGATAGCATTGATCTGCGATCCGTCGAATCCAATAGCTCCCGCTGCCGCCTTGACCTGACCCTGAAGCCTCTTGATTTGAGCCTCGTGAGTCTGTGCTGCACCAGTGATCGTCTTCTCGGTGCGGCTTGGTGGTGCTGGCGTACCGATTGCACTTGCTGGTAGGTTGGCGTCCTTGGTGTAGTACTCGTCAGGATCAGGCTCACCTGTTGCGATGTTGAACGTGAGCAGGTTGGCAATCTTCTGCGCTGTGGTGTACGCCTTACGCAGTCCCTTGTCGTCGTTACCCGCACCTTCGCCCCAGAACGGACCCGCTTCAAACTCGGACCCATCAATGGCCGACACGTAGGTCACCATGATTTCAACCGAAACCATTGGGAAGACACGAGTGGAACCAAGGTCACGGTTCTCCACGTCCCTGCTCACCGTGCGGACACGGGTTACAACGTTGTTCTCCTGAAGCTGCTTGGTCACCGTCTCGATAATGTCGTCGTTCTTAACGAAGTTGTACTTGGTCTTACCAAAGTCCATGACTCCGTTCTTCTCGATCTTACCAACCTCGGCCTGAATGAGATTGATCGCTTCCAGAATCTTGCTTGTCTTGACTGTCGCCTTGGGCGTTGCCTTAGCGGGTGTTGCTGGTGCTGTTGTTGTCACCGTTATATTCTCCCTTATCAAATAAATTACCGAAGATGTAGACCTTACCAGCGCGGACTCCCCACGCCGGGGGCGCTACCTTTGCTGCCTTGTCACACAGTTCAAAGACTGGGCAACCCTTACACATTTCCTCCGCGTACTCGGGCGAAGGAACCTGACTGACATCATCCTCTGATGCGTCCCAGTCAACAAAGCTGGCGGGGTTTCCCTTACACTTAGTATCTATCAAATCCAATGCTTTGTCAAACTTAATAAGTTTGATATGATCGTCAATAGTGAGCGAGGACTTATCGTACATGGTCCTGTCGAGTAGGTGCGTGCCACCGATAATGATCTGATCGCTATTGGTGTGCGACTTGTTGTTGCGCAAGTTCCTACACGTGCGACAGCGCCTACGAATCTTCCCATTCTTTAGGCGTTCATACATAGTTGACTCAGGCGTACGAATGTGACCCTGACGACAGCGCTCGGGCTCATCGCTCACTTAAGAGCGCCCGCTTCCTGTAGTGCGGCGATAGCTTTCATCGCACAAATCTCGGCACCATCACCGTATCGATGTGTAAAGCTCACGCCATTGTGCCAGTCTCCACGGGGAATACCGTAGTGCGCATTGGACATGCCGCGTGTAGGATTATAAAGAACCTTGTAGGTATTCTCGTCGTCTGGACTTGTACCACCTTCTAGACGACCGATATAGATTTCGCTAATTGAAACGCCGTTGATATTGATTTCAACTGCTAGTGGCATTTCCATCCATCCTTTGATCCATGTGCATTAAGATGTCTCGCATCCATGACTCTGTTACAGCAGCAACCTGATAAAGTTCGGCGTAAAGATTCACGGGATTACTCTCAGCCAAGGCTTCAAAAACTTCCTCTAGGAGAATGTCTGCCCATGTCTCAAGCTTGTCGAGGTGTGTTACCTCAAACTCTGCCTTATAGAGGTCGGCCAGTTCGCTATATGTAAGGTCTTCTCCGCGACCAAGAGGATGAAACTTAGGTCCGGTACCATCAGGGTGAGACTGAATGCCCCACTTCTCGATCTGGCGCTTCTTCTCGGACCAAACGTCTTCTGCTACAGCACTTTCAGCTAGTTCATAGATCATATTTTTTGTCTCTTCCTCAGTGACTTATTGCGAGCTAGGGCTTCTTGGATTTGCTTGGACGTTATACCTTCATCCATAGTACCCACTCCCCTGAAATAAATGCGTAGAACCTGAGTGCGCTGTCCGGGGCGATCCAAGCGCCCTCGACCCTGCTCATTGTCCGTTCCGTCGTCGGATTCTGATATCCATAGCTCTGTGTTACTGGCGTACTGAATACCATCTGTGCCGGTACTGATTGCACCGATAACCGCCACGAGGACATCTATTTCTCCCTTAATGAAAGCTTCCTTGATTACCTTACGCTTAGCCTCCGACACGTCGCCGGACCACTCAACAGTACGATAGCCAGCCTTGGTAATTCGCTTGACCAAAACCTTAGTGAACCGCTTATCGTGAGTATATACGATAACTGGTGATCCGTCAAGCTTGGCTAGTGTGGCTAGGAGTCCGTTCTCTGCGTCGAGCTTGGGGCTTTCGCACCTGTCTTCGAAGTAGAGCTTTCCCGTTGCGGCATCGATGGAGGGTAGAGCGAGGGAACAGGTTCGTAACATACCACGGGCCACGATGGGTAGCGATGCAACGATGGGAAGCTTTCCGTTACTGTCAGGGGTTGTAAGCCAGGCCACATAGTCCTTCTCCATCTGCTTGTAGAAAATCTTCTGCTTAAGACTAAGCTCGATCTTGTTGACGTACATGGTCGGTTCGTCAAGGTCAAGGAACCCATTGGGGTGAAAGTCACAGCACCGTTCGCGCTGAAGGTGCTGGATGTAGCACGGCAAGCTATTGACAAGCTGCCCCGGATTCTTTTCTCCTGTAACCTTCCAGTTCTGGAGGGCGAAGGGATCGTACTTACCGTCCTGCTTGCGTCGCCAAATCCAATAGGTTTCGGTCATAAGGTGCGGCCAAATCCACCGGATCAATGCCCAGATATTCTCCCACTTGTTACGCAGTGGGGTACCACTCATGCCGATCCTACGCTTCGCCTGTAGCTGATGCATAGCGGCACGAGAACGATTCGTGTAGTTACACGCCGTGTGAATCTCATCAAAAATTGCAAGGTCAGGAACGACAGTGTTCCATTTCCTCAAAGCGAACCACTGGGGCGTACAGATGTACCAGCCCTCTTGACCCCATGTCAAATTAGCAAGGGCAGTCTTACCCTTCTTGCTGGAATCTAGTCGAGCGATCTTGGCGTCTGGGTCCTGCCGGAGAATCGTTTCGGCCCACGACGGAATGGTATTTCTTGGGCAAATGACCATGATAGCACCGGGTCGCATTCGGACACCCACTTCGACTGCGACAAGAGTCTTTCGTCCACCCACAGATGAAACGATGAGCGCTGAGCCATCATGCTTAATGATTTCCCGAATATCGTGTTCCTGATAGGGAAGGGGAGTTTGTCGGTCATTCAAGTCCCAGCCTCTTCATCTTCTGATTCGCTCGACGTATTGCGTTAGCCATTTGTCCACGCTCTTGCGCACTCATGCCGTGTCCGGGAAAATACCTTTGGACCGCCGTGCCACTGTATCCTACAGTACGACCCGTCTCTGCATAGCTTGCGCCATCATCAAGCCATCGCTTCATTTCCGCAAGCTGCTCTTCGGTGGGTGAGGGCTTGGCTGGCTTAGAAAGATTTTCCATAGCACGATAACGTTCAACGGTTCTAATTGAAACGCCCGTGATGCGAGCAATACGTTGCCGTGAATAATTCAGCTTACTCAGACGAATAACCTCAGCATAATTTTCATACCAAGGTGAGTGCGCATTCTTCAGCCTTGAACCCGGTCCGAATGCCTGAGAAAAAATAATCCCAGACTTCTCCGCGTGTAATGTCAGACTCCCGTGTCCCACACCGAGCTCTCGCTCTGCTTGGCGCTTGCTATAACCCGCCTCTGCAAGTTCAGCAATACGCGCCTTTTTCTCTTCTGGAATCAGATGTCTCTCATCTTGTACAAAAATGACACCATGACGAGAAGCCCAACGCCGCAAGTTTCCTGACTTAAGGCCAGTTTCCTGAGCAGCTTCAGCGACAGTATGTCCCGAAGCCGCTAGCTTAAGAATCTTCTCCGTTTGAGGTAATGCTCTCATCTAAATCCTTTTCAATAAAATACCAACCAAGCCACAATGCCCATGCTTTAGCGTTCAAGGAATGAATCCACTCGTTGGTGTCCATTATCCACCTACTAGCTTGAGTACTTCCTCAAAAGCCTTAACGAGGTCATTATGCCAGAGGGTGTGCTGAGCTTGATTGCCAACCAGCGCACCACAATCAGGGCAAGTCCAATGCGTATAGGGTGATATCGTTTGGGTGTACTCAATCTCCATAGTACTTCTCATAACTGTTAGCTACACCAATTAGAAGATTGATTACTTGTCTAAGGGTCTGGGCCTTAGTTAGCTGGATTTCCTTTAGGTGTATCTTTTGCATGAGGTCAATACGCCCCTGCCAGTAAGCATCACGCTGTTGTAGCGGAGCGGGTCCGTTAGTCATAATTGGGATGCTCCGTTTCCATATGTTCATCCATCTTACGTACTACGTCCGGATAAGACCTATTGTCGTAGTTGACAAAATACCATCCACAAATATGACACTCGGCCTTAATGGTGATAGTCACGCTCAGCCTCCATACGTGGGGAATCGACCATAAACGTTCTGAAGATGCTCGCGGAACCTCCACCGACGAACGGTCCTGTCACACACGCCCACTTCTTCGGCTATACGCAGGTCGCTGTAGCCCTTAACGTAGTAGTACCACATTTGGGCATAGAGTTGTTCACGTTCAGCCCTCGTGGGGCGTCCCTGACGGTTTGAGTTGATCCTCTGACCGCCTTGACCGGTGGTATTGATGATACGTTCAGTCATTATCGCAATTCCTCACGCCGAATACGGTCAGCTTCTGCATAGTAGGCATCCCGGTCGCGGCGATCGATTGCGTATGCGCCGCGTTCGTCGTAACGATCAGCCAGCGCCAAGCGATCCTCGTTTGGGAAGTGACTTGACTGTGTAATCGTAATCCTAATATCCATTACGTTCCTCTAGCATAGATTACTTCTTCGATAGCTGCCGCAATATCCTCGGCAATACTCGACGGGACCTCAAAGCGTTGGTCCTGCAACGTGATAGCTACCTTAGAATTCTGGCGTTCATTGACAAGCTGTACTGCGTACACGCCTTCTTTGCGTCTGACAATCATACCGCTTTTACTCCCTCGTGTCAAATCTAAACCTTAGTATACAAACTCCATACTAAGGTTTATCCATTAAGCCTTCTCTACCGGACCAAGTTCCCTATACCACTCGGAGGTTTTCACTTGAGACGTTCCGCATGTAGCGCACATCCAGTAATTGGAAAGTTTGGTAGTTTCAATCCACGCTCGGCATCGAATAGTCACACCGATTTCGGCACAGAGGCAGGTCGGGAACCGGACGTACACTAAGTCACTGTCCCTATGCCCGTATTGACCGAGAGGGTGGTGCTTGGACTCGCACATCTTCTCAGTGGCAATGTCTTCCAGCAGAATGAGCTCCAGATCGGAGTCGACCATCGTCATTATGCCTCCCAGCTTTACGTAAGAGCTCCTGAGGTAGGAATCGAACCCACAAAAACAAGGTTCAGAGCCTTGTCGCCAATGCCAGTACAGCACTCAGGATTATTTAATTATGTGTCCCGCCTAAACTGCTACAACCGCCCGGAGTCCGGGTCGTGGGTCTTGGCCCTTTTTTATCAGGCCGCAGGGCTTCAGGATTACGGGACGGCTACTACAAGCCCTTGTTCACCGATTCACCCATCCTAAGGTGAGCTTATGAGCAAGCTTCGCAAATTGTAGCATCGCTCGGGTCGATGAGACAGACAAATCCGTCTACTACTTCTTCAGTTTCTTGATCCAATTTTCGCGTCCTCTTTGTTGCAGTTGAAGATTCTAGTCTACCCGATTGGTAGGACATTCGCAAGCCCTAATCCTGCGCGCGGCCCACTCTCTCAATAGCGTTCGCTAGTTCGTGGATACCCAATGTCACCATATACTCAGCAGGTGACATCGAATATGCACTCGGGGTCGAGTAACCAATCCGTAACTCGTTCGCGATAGCTTGATAATTAATCTTCTCGTCAGCCATGAGCCTGACCTCCACACTTACACTGCTCTGCGCGTGCCTCTACTAACAAGGCTAGCGTCGAGTCCAGAGTGTTCTTAAAGTTCTCCGCTGTCTGACCAGCAAGTAGCGCATAATCTTCCGCAGCTTGTCGCTTACGCTTTTCAAACCTAAGCTGATCTTCGAGACTGAGAGAACGTCCCCATGTGCGAATCCAATGCTTCATTTCCTTAGCTTTCTACTTAGAAGAACAATACCCCCACCGAGAGCTCCACCGATTAAGGCGGGACCGATAAAAGGAATCACCTTATAGCGGATCAAGAAGAGTAGGAATATTTGCAGGGTGCTCGTCACAATACTGCCCCGATAACCAAGAGGATTAGACCGACGACAATGAGGATATAGCCCACAACCGTGAAGAACTTAATCATGTCTAAACCCCACCTTATTCTTAGGCCAATTCTTAATGGTGTGATAATACGCACGAGAAAATAATGACTCATCCCTATAGACATTCCCTAAGCGTTCTTTCTGCTGGACCTGTCGGGCCATCAAGATACCGGCCCGAATCTTCCGAGCATGCTTAGTTCTCACCAGCGCCCCATTCCCCTTTTGACCTTACGCCACTCCTTGCGAGAGAAGACGAATTGCATTATAGTTTTCTCGTCACGAATAGCCTCCACCACAACAAAGCTTTCACTACCCCAACTTGTCGGAACAAAATGAAGGCTTAATCCCGGACTCTCCGTAAGATCACAGGGTCGGACTCTATCTGCAAACTCTCGTTGTGTAGTCATGGCTTATTACACTCAATCTTCTCGGCCTTATCCAACCAGTTCTGGGCGTTGTCGATTTCAACCTGCGCCGTAGTGTAATCGCTATCAACATACGCGGAACCCGCAAGCGCCGTGTGGTGCGTAGCCTGCGAGTAGGCATAGGACTGCGAAGCACACGCCTGAGTATGGGCTTTCTGTTCTCCGAGCTCAACAGAGTTGGAGATAAGGAACGGCATGGCGATCAATGATCCCACCATAAAACCCACAGTCGCATACAGCGAACCGTGATAGAGGTCGTACTTACTAAGTCTTTTCATGTGTCTTCATCCACTTCATTACTTCGTTATAGAGGCTACCAATTTGCACTTGGTCCAGTTCTGCAACGAGGGTGTTTCTTACAGAATACGTTTCATCCCAGAGGGGGGTTTCAGCGAAGAACATAGTGCGCTCACCGTCGACATAGTTCGCACTGAACATAGCCTTCTCGCCGTCGCGCTCAATGGTATAAAAGCCGCTACCGTCATGCATAATGGAGAGTCCACTGGGGGCGTTGTTACCAAGTAAGCGGAGTCCGCGCTGGATAGCATCGTTATAAGTGTTGAAATCCTTGGTGCCCATATAGCGGCCAATGGCCGTCTTTGAGTGGCCGGATCGGAATGCTTCTGCTGCTGCAATATCCACAGCGGTTGCATCCTTAGCCAATTCTGCCTTAATCTGAGCCTTGAGACGGGCTTCTAGCTGTGCGGCATTGTTGCGTGCCGTGTTCGCAGCTTCTTTGACCCTATTGAGATAGTCAGTCATTATCCTTCTAGCTCCCTATCCTCGTTGAGTTCATCGATCTTGGCTTGAAGAATTTCGAGAGCATCAGCGGCGCGAACCCGCAAGTGGAATTCGGAATCTGTCCCCCCACGCCAATCGCGTAATTCATCGATTAGTTTAGTGATGTCAACCATTAAGGAACCCCGGAATCGCTTGCAACGGTGGGAGCTTTTGTAGCCCTTTGTGTATCTCCAGAGCATCATGCTTAGCTTGGAGCTTAGCAAGTTCCGCCAGAGCTTCGCGTGCCTCGTCCAACATAACTACTGATCCAGCTTTCGCTTCTCGTAATTGCTCAATGGAACGACCCCTACCCCACTCGCCCTCTATTGAGAGGATATCAGTTTCCCACTCGTTAAGAGCGTCTGCTATCTTTTCAATGTTACTCACCAAAACCCCATTTCCGGCAGTTCGCCAGTTTTCTCAATATACTCCCGAACACGCTTATAATCAGCGCGCTCGTGTTCACGACACTGTTCCTCGGTCAATGGTGGGTTGTGACTGATCCATTGAGGAACTTCATCCATGACGCGAATACCGGGCCAGAGGTCAACCCCATTCTTAGCGTAGCTACCACGAATACCCACGCCATACGTAATTTCCGCAGCCTTCCATGTGATGTAATCGTAGGCGCGACGGTAGCGCTCCGCGTCCACCTTAATGAAAGCATCACTCTCTCCCCATTCAGCGCTGCTGGTAAACAGTGCATTCACGGGTAGGGCTAGGAAATCCTGATAGGCAAGTTCACTCATAAGGAGTCCTTATAGGGATTATTGGCGTAGTGGTGAGTTGCACTAATTGAGTATGTTGCCGCAGTCGCACCCTGATCCCACGCTTCATGCTTCACTGAATCCAGCCAGCGGTTAAATTCTGCCAGCGCCTGCCACGAAAGAGTCTCAGCTAAGTAAAGATAGCAGTCTTCGATATTCTTTGTCGTGGGAGTGTATTCAGCCATTAGGCTCCAATCGCACGCTGAAGGTATCCGATACCCTCGCGGATATAGGACAGGCTCTCGCCGTCCGGGTCTTCGTGGATGTAGACCTCATTGGGATCATCGACCCAACTCACGGAAGTCTTACCGTCAAGCTCGAACGCGCCGACATCGATGAAGTGCTCGATCCAGCGAACCATTCCGGTTGCTCCGTACTGATCCTCGCCAGAGTGCAACGCGGCGTACCACTTCAACTCGTTCTCAAGCTTGTCCAACGTGGCGTAGGTCTGGAAGTCGCCGTCCTGATCGACCGTGTAGTACACATCGTCACTCTCGTCAAACTCGTCAGTGTCGTCGTCTGTGTCCCCTGAGACAAGAACCTTCGCCTGCTCGGCAGCCGTGATAGCCTTCTGCTCGTCACCATCGTAGTCATACTCATCCTCGTCCTTGGGCGGGAACTCTTCGAATGACCACGTTTGCGTGTTGGGATCGTAAATGTTCCGGAAACTCTTCGACTGACTTCCTCCGTTCGTAAGCTGACGGGTCCGGTAGGAATCCCAGTTGTACGTGTAGGACTTGAGCTTGGGCGTCTCTTCAAATTCCATGATGATACCGTTGACCACCTTGAAGTAGACACGCTCGTCCATAATGAAGACCGCACCATAATCCAGCTTCATTTCATCCAGAGCATCCATCAGGAGTCTCGGAGTGGACGCATAGACGAACGAACCGTCCAGCAACCATGTGTAGCACAGCGGAGAAGATTCAAGCCGCGCAATGTTGAGCTCGTCGCCCTTACCCGATTCAAGCCACGCGATTGCCGCATCACCCGAAAGCTCACCGACACCCTCAATCCCAAAGTTCTGAATGAGAGCACCGATCACCGAGGTATCAACCTCTGGTAGATCAACGCCGATCAGGACATCGTTACGGATTTCCTGCTCGTTCCAGATAACTCCGTTGTGAGTGAGCGCCAGCTTGTTATTGGGCGAAATAACGGGGTGATTGTTGTCGTTATTCCGCTCCGTGCCGTGAGTCGTCAACCTCGTGTGAAGAATGACGGTCTTTGCCCCACGCGGAAGTCCCTTAAGTGGAAGCTGCCCACCGGGCAGTGCATCCTTGTAGTAGCCGATCTTGCCCTTGTCGTCGCTGTACGCATAGCCTGAAGCCATGTTCCCGCGCCAGACCAGTTCGCCTAATAGTTTGTGTGCTAATTCCCTAGAATTAACCGTGCTTCTTTCGCTTAATGAAAAGCCGCCTACACCGCAGATGATATTCTCCTTCTTGCAGCCTTATTGCTGCGCTATTTAGTTATTGCTATTAAACCGCTCTAGTTAAGAGCCGTTACTTGTTTTCGTACAGAACCTTTAGATTGCGGTGCGAGTATCCATCGTCAAATAATTCTGCCGCAGTCCTTGTTCGGCCCGTGTCCTTAATCCACGTATTGGTTGCACCATACGCTTTCATAAGAACAACGGTTGATCCAAACGTGATAAGTGACCCGGTTGGAATAACGTTGAGCTTGTCAACAAACTCTTGACGCTTACTAACCTTCGGTGCCGTTGCCTTAGCGAGATTGTCCTGAGCGTTCCTCAAGAGGTTCTCTGCTGCCTTAATGTCGGCCTGAGCCTGTTCGATTTGTGTTGTCACTGTTTCCTCCGTTATTTTGTAAATGATTGTCCATGATTGACTCCGTTCTCTGCCCCTGAATTCAGCGCTTCGCTCATCAATCCGATGCGATAGCGTCGAATGATAAGGACCATAAAGCGAGTCATTAGGGTGAGGCGAATCCTTGTAGGGAGCGTCGTTATAGGGGCGTTTCGGATCGTCAAAGCGCACGTTGACATACTGGGACGCAGGATTCTCGGCATACCTGCCAGTGACCAGCGTATCCTGAAAGGCGGTAGCGTAACGATAGAATGAAGTTAAGCCCGTTAGCCCCTGAATCCCAATCTTTAAGCGATCACCCTTTTTGATGTCTTTAAAATCGATAACGCTTTCCAATATAATCCTCCTAATAATTCTATATGATCAGATGCGAGTTGTCAAACGGTCGGGTGCGTACCTCATCAATAGTTTCTCCGCCCACTTGATAAGATCACTCACCCTTTGGCCGCTTGGTTGAGTAGAAATCCAGAGCTCCAGATTCTCAATATCATTATCATTCCTTATCCCGTTGATATGATGCACGTTCTCGCCGGGATAAAGCTTGCGACCTAGGTGACCTTCCATAACTAGTCGATGCTGAATCTCAATCTGAGTCTTACCGTTATGACGACGGTGCCTTTGAATGTAGCCATCCTTATTCAGATAAAAATCAGTCCACTCATCCGGGTTTGGACGAATAGGACGATCCATATCACGACCACTTTGGTTTCGTTCATTGTGCAAACGACAATAACCATTAGCCGCATAAGGCTTATCACAGCCCGGATGTGAACAGGTTCTACCGGGTTGCACAACTCTAATTGGGGTATCTAGTGGGAGCCCCAGTCTCATCCTTCTGGAATGTGGTTCACAATATCCTCTTAGAGCATTAACTCGATTACAGTCAGGCACTGAACATGTCCACTGATGGGGGCCCTGCACTGGAGCGGTCATGTCACCACCCCTGAGAGAACGCTTGTAATGCAATTGACAATAGCCTAACTTCGACCGACGTTGCCTATCGCAGTTCTCAACCTTACAAAGCGCTCTACTCAATGCATGTCCTTAGATTTCTTCGACCAACTCCAATTCCCGAGCGGTCATGTTGTGGAGTTCGTGATCTACGTTACCCGCAGATTCACTACCATATGCCTTGAAAATTTCAAGAACATCGGAGAACTGCCTAACGCTGCTCCAAAGCTTGGACGGTGTGTCCGCCTTAGCACAGTTTACCATTTCTCGGCAGAAGTAACTCCATTGTATCAGAGGAAGGTAGTCGTATCTTGGTCCCATAGCACGAAACTCGACCGTCTTGTGAGCATCGAGAGCGTGCAGATTCAGCGAAACGTAACGATCACCGGCAGGAATGTAGTGCCCGTTGGAGTTGCGAGAGTACGATGAGCCTTCATTGCGGTCATAATCCTCTGACTGCTGCCACTCGTTGTACGTCTTGTACTTCGTGGACTTGGACGCCTTCAAGATAGCCATCGTCTCATCAATGCGACGATTCTTGCAATACTCACGATTCTCACGCATGTAGCTCGTCTCGATCAGGGGCTCGATCATTTCGTAGGCGAATACCAAACCGCCGATCTGTCGCGCCGTCAGGTCCTTAGCGCCAACGTGGACGTGGATACCCGCCGAATCGTTCTGAGGCTGCGTCTGGAGCTTTTCGACAAGCGTCTCCAACCCTCGTGAATGGAACGAGTGCAGGATGGGCGAAACAAACTCACCGCAATCACCGCCGCCGTCCTCATCGTAGTCGTCATATTCATCGTCGCTGTCACTGTAGGCCGAATAGAGTGAACCATCACCCTTACGGTCCCAGTACTCGGGAGCGCCGATACCACGAGCGCCACCGGACTCAACTTCGATGCCCCACGTTCGGGAGGACTTTGTGCCGTGTTCCGCGATAGGAAGCGTCGAAATGACATCATCCCTGACCACATCCCACTTCAAGTCACCCTTACGCTTGGACAGGTAGCGCTCCAGATTTGCGGACGTGTCGTGCCGAACGATTGGCTTAGCGTAGCTCACGATCATGCCCTGCTTCAAGATAGCGCGGTAGAGGACCAACTGACGAGTATGCACATCCTTCGCCACTGTGAGCAACTTGCTGGCATCACTAACCGTGATCGTGCCACCGTTCGCTTGTGGGGCGTGTCGGTTGTTGTATTCCTTAGCGAGAATCTCTTCAGCAGCAGCCCGACGTGATTCGTTCTTTGTCGTGATCCGGACGGGATTGTTGGAAATATTGAGCGTGAATCGCGGAGCAAGCAGCGGCTCAACCTCAGCAGCTACAGTGTCCACAGCTACGTTGTTGATATTCACGGAACGCAACTCAGTCAGCAACGTCTCCTGAGCGAGAAGCGTGTAGTCACCCGGCACGATCTTGAACTGATTACGGCGATCCACGACGATCTTACCCTCGGGGATCAGGATTTCGTGAATTGTGAGGCCCTTGAGCAACGCATTCCAACGCTCCTCAAGCTGGGCGGCGCGGTAACGGACTTTCCGCATAACGGACGCCTCTGGCATGTCCGCCAGTGAAATCCTCAACGGCAGATCGAACCGCTTAAAATATTCCCTAATTGCTACAGCGGGAACATCATATTCGTATTCAGGCATAACTCTCCCTTGTAAAGGTTAAACGTGACTATATTCAGTTATTAGAACGGTAAAAGCGGTGGGGGTCCATTGCTTACTTGACGATGCAGGGCGCGCATTTCGGCGCGCTCATAAAAATTAAGGTGTTGAAGGTTGACGTGAGATAGTTCATTTTCGCTATAGGTCAAGATACCGGGGGAGGTAAAGGTTTCGTTACAGCCATCTGTCCACTGTACGTACCATTCACCAAAACCCTGCCGCATATCCATAAAGTCAACAACGCCCATATGGTAGGAGTCGTCTACAAAGTCACCGGGTAGAAACATGCCAACCCTCCTTTAACCACTCATGTACATCTTCAAGATCAACGTGGTGGGCAATATAATCAGCAGAATGCCAGCTACCACGGTACTGAATCAGAGGGATATATTGGGCATAGTCGACTGCAATAATCGTTAGGAAATTATAATTGCTACTGTCATTGAGCCTAAGTCCGGGGAGGATTATCATCGGATACGCCACCCCGAATCCTGAGTCCAACTCTCAATATAATCCATAGGGTAGGAATCGTTCCTATTAGAGAGATTAAGAGCGCACTGATTAGTTATATTGCTACGCATGTCGTATCGAAAAGCACCCACGAATCCACGCCCGTAATCGACCTCTGTTACGAACACGTGATAACCATGACCATCACGATCAAGTATTGCCCCCGGTAGAATTATCATTCGCTCACCCGCCAACCGCTCTGCCCCCATGAGTGTATCCAACTCATAGGAATACCTTTATTACCGCGCTCACGCCTATTGCGTCTACTATAGAGCCCGTAGTCCATAGTTTCATACTCGTTGTAGTCAACTAATTCGATGATGACGTAGTCAGTTTCGTGTCGGTGTCTGAGCATGGTCCCCGGCAGGATTATAGGCATACCAATCTTCTCCCATCATGTGCCGTTGCGTGTCCAAATGATTAAAGGGAGAATCGTTCCATTGATAGCGGATTATGGCACTATCATTAGGATCGAACTCTTCGTTAGGGGCAGCGTCGAACTCTGTAATCGTTACATAGAAAGCAGAGTCAATAGAACGCTTATAAGTCTCACCGGGTAGGAACATGATTGAGTCCCCTGATCTGGTGAAAGTTTCTTAGGAAGAGGATTTGTGCGCTACCAAACCTTTCGTGCTCGACAGAACCCACGTAACCATCGTGGACACCTAAACGCCGATAAGAATATCGCTCCAAGCCGAGGTTAATTTCCGTGACAAGAAAATCGTCAGCACCACCATACGGAGAGCGAAAGCGCATACCGGGAAGAAGGATCATACTCTCACCATTCTCTGACCACGTAGCCATTCTTTAAAGCGCGAAACCCCACAGGGATTAAGATTAAGTTGTGGTCTGGAGGTCCACTCGTATTCCACATTTTCGAGGATTGCATAGTCCACTGCCGTTATCAAGCAGGAACCATTTGAAGTGAAGGAGGGATTATCCCACTTCTGGCCGGGTAACAGGATCATGAATCCACCGCCGTGAAGTGAAAACGGATAAAGTGTTCGGACATTAGCGAATAAGCAAAGTGGGTGTCTTCATAGTTTACGTAGTTATCCCCATTAACAAACCGATAACGAACGAACGGCATGACCTGCGTGTTGCTTAGGTCCAGAACCGTAATGCGAATAGGAGTACGATCCGATTCGGGGGGAGAGGTGTAATCACCGGGCAGGATAATCATTTGGCACCCAACCATTTCTCAACCAAGCATGAACCGTCCAGATTGATGCCCAATCCGGATGGGAACCGACCCACTCTCCACTCCACCGGCATTGGCTTCGAGATTCAGCGGCGTAGTTGACTTCAAGTATCCTTAACGAATTGTCTTCATAGGGGGAATCTATTTTCGTCAGCTTCAAACCGGGGAGGACTATCATTCCGATGCGACCTCAACTTTCACCATGTCTTTAGGGCTGAAAACGAACCGTTTCATATCCCACCCTAGCTTTTCGTTCTGGGAACCGAAGTGGATTTCCGTGAGCGTGTTCACAATGACCTGATCCAACGGCTCTAGCACAGCAGTCACGACGAATCGCTTACCATTAGGGGATAGGATCGAGTCCCCTATCTCTAGCTCATGAGCCTGAATAAGCATCGTACACACGCTCCGCTTCGACCAGAGCCCGTCCCCATACTCTGTACGTGCCTGAATCCTGCTCGGCTTGCGCTGCTGCGAACATTGCGTAAGCCTTCGCAGTCATTACAACCCCCGTAATGTGGGTGAACATTTTACGAGTGTTCATTCGGAATGAACCAAAACCACTATCCAGCCTACTAAGAAGCTCAGCACCCAATACTGGGTAAAGCGCCACACTGGCGATACACAGTGGCTCACTCGTACTGGAGTCGATATACGTACACTCAGCGGTGTGCTCGTAGCCCTCCTGCTCGACAGCGGCACGCAGTAGTTCCAACGCCTTATCAGCGTCAATTGTGATGGTCATGTAAACCTCCGGTTTAGTCTAGGATTTTGAGGGTAGCGTTGGCGGTGTCAAAGTCGTGGGCAATGTATTTTCACCATGTGTGAAACGATATTTGGTCATGTTACTTCCTTAATGTTGAGGAACGAGTCCGAGTAGTAGCGTTAATGCGCCGATTGAAATGACGTACCACGCTGCTACGCCAACCTTGCGCCAGCCCTCTTTGCGATAGTTGCCGTAACCGTTTGCATCGAGCAAAAGAATGATGAGCCAAGTCCAACCAACGAGGGCAGCAACGACGAATACAAAGGACCAAAAGGTCAGGATCAAGGGCCAGTTCATTTCTTCCTCTTTCGATAGGCTTTGGCAGCGTCCTTACAGAAGCGACAACGGCACTTGTAGTTATAGTAGGAATTGGGGGTACCGTGTTGGTAAATGGTGAGCTCCGTCGCTTTCAAATCCATGCGATTCCAGAGCGACCAATTGTTCTTAGCACGAGTGCATAATTCACACCTGCAACGGTGATTATTGTAGCCCGAAAGTGTGCCGTGTTCAAAGTCCATATTTTCCCTATCATGTCAGAACTGGAGATAGACTAGGCAAAACACTGGGTAAACCCACTAGGGTTCCTTGTAAGAATATATGGTGGTGCTACCCAGTAAAAACGCTAGTCTATAACTAGGTTTGACTATACAGGAGTTTTAGCGGTTTTGCAAATTGAGGCTATGACTGGGAAAGAGGGGGGTAGAGAAAATCGATATCCTAACACTCTCTTATATATACACTATATATATATATTACTATATAGAATAATATACGTATAGAGAGAACGTAGCGGCTATCGATATTTTGGTGAGCTAGTTTATTACTCGTTTTCAGTAGTAATAGACTAGTAATAGACTAGAGCTCGTAGGGTTCGTTTTCCTTTAGCCATTGGAACCAACCTTGACGGTATCCAGACTCGTAGTTGAAGTCGTCCGGATACTTGTTTGCAAGTCCGTAGTAACCATCTTCAAAGCCTTGGTCAAACATCAGGAGAGTCTCCATTGTAAACGTCGGAGATAGCATCTTCGAGAGCTTGACCATAGGGTGTCTTTACGTCCTGATGCGATTGGAATGCTGCCAACAGATGTGCGGCTTTGTCGTCGTAGAGCGAACCATCTTCGTCTGTCCACGAAATGTACTCTTCGATTTCACTCACGGGGAACTGATGTGGAATGTGTTCAAGATAAGGAGCTTCGCCCCACTCTGCGACTCGAATCATGTCGAAGACGGGACGGTCCAGCTTTTCGATAACATAACCCACTCCACAAGAGGATTCACCCTCGACGGTTGAGTAGGTACACGCGCCGTCAGCGGAACGATAGACAAAGTCCTCGCCTTTTTCGGCAACGAGTTCTTGCAGCGTGCCGAGAGCCTGCTCGTATGTGATCATAGTTCATCTACCTTTACTGATTTTTGGAGGAAAGCATCGAAGACGTATTCTTGGTTGTACTTAATCGCTAGCTCTTTAGCCGAGTTGCGGTCGGAGACATGCTGAACGGCATCGAAGTACGTAGTACCCGTGTCGGAAGTCCACACGCCGACCATTGCTGAACCCGTGGCGTAGGAAGTATCACGGACATTATCCTCTAGGTCGTATTCCCACTCGGGTCCAACAGAGAATGCCGTCTGCGTGCCGACGAAGTAACCGTATTGCCACTTCTCGCCGTAGTTGATGATCTCATCGGTGAGCGGGTTGATGTAGTAGGTGCCGTCGACCATGCTAGCTTCCTGAGTAGTAGGACCCCTTGGAGTCCCAATTGAGTTTACGGGAGTACATCGGCTTACCGTCGTAGTAGGACCAGATACGTTTGATCAGACGATCCTGAGAGTTACGCTTATCGGCGTACCACGAGTCAACTGCGGCCTTTAATTGCTGAAAGCGTAGGTTAGCTTCCTCAGGGGAATTATTGACCGGGAGCTCGGATTGAACGAGACGGATTGAACCATCGGATTGCTCGACGTAGATTTGAGCAGTTTTGGGGAGTTCGGGCGGTGGTACTTCAAAGAAGGGCATGAGACTCCAACCAATCCAGCACGAGTGTCGGTGAAGCTGCTGTGATGTGGTACTCATCATCGAGCATGACCCAGCCTCGTGCTGTATGGAGGACAGGGCACTTGAGTGGGTCCTCGTCGGGATTGAGTATCCACCCGTTGATATGAGCCTTTTCCTCACCCCAGCCGTAGCCGAAGTCAATTCCACCCTGTTCGGAGAATGAAATGACGTTAGCAGGTTTCCACGATCCGTTTCGAATCAGAATCGTTTCAGGCTCAGCGGCGGTATCATAGCTCGTGCCGTCACGCCTGTTGATCTTTGCGTAGTCGATGAACATTTCACCCATCAATCCCTTCAAATAGGATTTCGTAGCCTTGTGATTTGGCATATGCTTGAACTTCGCCTCTGCTGAACCAACCACCTTCACTGGGTTCATTTACGATACGTCGGTATCCACCTTCAACAGCAACGAAAATTGTCGGTGGTCGGTTGACAACGTGATGCGTTACGACGATCTGTCCAAGTCTGTAGGGCAGTGGTGGAATGTAGATTTCCGCATCGAATTCCTTTGAACGGAAAGCGCTGTCTTCGCTGCCAATTTTTCCCTTGAACCATGCGTTCGATTGAGACGGGTCAACCCCAAACTGGAGCGTCATGTAGACAACACTCGTAGGCTCCTTTTTGGAAGTGAGCTTGAGAATGTCACCCTCTTTGTATTTGGTCACAGTTGGTCCTTCTTCCGGTGGACAGATGATACTGTTATGACGTGAATTGCAAAGGATGCAATAACGTTGCAACGTCATAATTGGTACTCCTGTCCGTTCTGTCGTGTGTTGCTATAGAGGACGAATAGCCTTTTGTATTTCTTTGAACCTTGAGCGAGAGAGATTGAATCAAACCATAGCCGCTCTCCCTTTATGACGACAAAGTACCCAGACTGGTCCTCATAGATCGTATCGGAGCGGTACTGAGTCAGCGGCGTACTAGCTGACGGAGAGGTCTGCCGCTTGCGCATCGTACCACCCCGCGATATAGGCTACGTAGGATTCCGAGGCGAGGTCGTAGGGGTTATAAAACTCGTCGGTGTAGTAATCATCCCAGCCACGCCAATAGGGAGTTTTCACTTAAACCACGACCTTTCCTCATCGTAGGGTTCTACATAATATGCGTCTGTTTGGTAGATGGTATTGTACTCATCCGCTAATTCGTTACAAGTAGCCTCGGACGCCATGTAAAGGATATGGTTTTCCATTTCCTTAGACTTGACGACGAACATTACGAAGTCCGAAAGATACCGAGCGTGTGGCAGTGCACTTGCTTGTGGGTGCCATCGGGCAGGATGATTTCGATCCAGTCACCCTTAGCACTGACGAACTTGACCAGAGTAGGATTCATGGTCGTATCGTCCTCCCAATAGGGAGCATACTTGTTGAGGGCACGCTTAGTCTGAATGACAGGCTTACGGGTTTTCGTTGCTAGGGACATTTTAGTCCTCCTGTGAATTAGTGTCCAAATTGAAACCCCTAAAATTACAGACGTAATTTCAGGGCTCGCTAATTAGTCCTCTTCAATTGCGAGGTAGTCGATGTTGGCAGCGTGCAACGCTTGCGTGAGTTGCTGGATCGATTTGGCCTTGACGCGGAGAACGCGGTGCGACGTAATGACAGTGAACATGGTTATCCCTTGATCGATGGATTATTTTATGGCGCGTTGGAACCCCGCCCTAGCTATATGAAAGCTAGAGCGGGGGAGTTTGTTACTTGAGGCCGAATCCAGCCTTTTGCGATTCTTGAATGATGATGGTACGGACGGCGTGCACGAGTGGCACGAATCCAAGGGAAGCAACACGAACGATAACGTTTTGCTTCACGATGAGTTCCTGACCTTCGAGAAGGTGCATGAGTTCATCCGCTCCGGAGAGTACGTGATCTGTACTCGAATCCTTACGGGCACGTTTTGAGGCACCATGGAAAGCATATTCCAGATTCGAATATACTCCCTTGTTTGTGGCCTTGTTCGCGGTCGAGTAGTTGACCACGGGGCGCGCTTTGAGTGCGCGGGGTTGCGTTGATCCGTACATAATGCACCCTTTCTTTGAGTAGTGACACTGCTAGATATATTCCAAGCTAGAAGCATTACTACTCACATAAACACGCCCATAAGAGGGCATAGTTTCTGCCCGATTACATATGACCCGCGCTTGTGTGAGCGCGCATGTATTTAGAGAGATTTCGCCCATTACTAGCTAAGTTTTACGTGACGCTTACAAAGTGAATAAGCGCGAACCTCCCCGTCAAGAGTGGGGTCCAGTCCTATAGATCAGAATATAATCGCGTCATGTGCTACCAGTTTTATCTTTTGGCACAGAGTTTTCATGGTTGAAATAGTTTAGAGTTATCGCTAATGTTGAGAATGCATAGTTATCCTAATGCGCAGGGGACCCGCTTACTCGCGGTTAGATTCCATTGCCTTATTACAACTAACTCTCGATTAGAGACAAAAATAGCGGTCTCATTTCCTTTGGGGGTAGTGTCACTACGTGCCACCTAAAAGAGGAGAATTTGACGGTCTCCTAGCTTAGGGAAGCAATCGCAACCTATGCCTTAGTCGTGGACGCTCATTGCTGCACGCCCAACTTTTGCCCTCCTAGCAGGAAATTCTGACAATCCTAGCTAGTTACGTGTGCCTCGTCTCACACACGAAGGTATATCCGGAATGCAACGCGCCGGGATCGAGTAGTACCGGAACGCGTAACGGATCAAGCATGTTCCAAAGCGACCGACAGGGCGACTCATGCGAGTCCCGAATGCCTTACGGGGTGGAACAAAACCAATCATTGCATGACATCGATGTGATGTCAATAGTCAGTTCGGTTGAGAGGCCCTAGCGGAGCGACCCTCGGTTGAACAAGTCCCAGACTGCCATGGATTGCGAATGGGCACAAGACACCAGTAAGGGGGTAGGATTCGGTTTCTACTCATTGCGGCTCTGTGCGCCCGTCTAACGCGTTGGACCCCCTAGTTGGCATCCCACTACCAAAGCGACCCCGTTAGCTCGCTGGCGACCCCGTAGCGCGTCGATGGACATAGAAATGCCCCCTGCCAGTTCGACAGGGGGCGGGTTTCGGTTATCGGGGGATGATTCCGAGTGCAAGCCATATGGTGGCGGTCACTGCTAGCACTGCTATGGCTAGGTCACGGATTGCAACGATTGCGCGCATGTCATTCACCCCCGATCCATGTCACGTTACCGGATGGCAACAGAGTCACGTTGCCTGAGGGTAGCCAATCGGACTCAGCGCGTGATGCTTCGATGTCGCTTGCATCCGTTTGGGGGTAGGCCATAACCCACCCATAGCGTGTATTGAAGACCCGCGCGGCCTTGACACGAGCACCCCTAACCGTGGTCGCTGTGACCTCGCCTAGTGTGCGTGATGTGGTCATGTCGGTGATGGTGTACGTGGTCATGATGTTGCCTTTCGTGGTGTGGTGATTGGGTGGTCAGTGCTTGGTGCCGTCGAGGTAGTCCTCGGTGGCGTATGTGTCGGGCGTGTGCGTGGTGTCGTCTGCCCACTGGTACGCGCTGGCCTCTAGCTCAGTGGCTATGGCCTCGTATGTGCTGGCACTGGCTGCACTACGCGCGTCGTCGTGGTGCTCCACGCGTGGCGCGTATGTGGGCGCGTCGGTCGGCGGGTATGTGGTGCGTGTGTATGTGCTCATGTGCGTCAGTATACGCGTGATACAGCGTGGTGCGTGGCTGTGTGTACCCCCAATGCAGGGGTAGAGGGGGTAGTGCACTGCTCGCGCGTGTGCGTGGTGCGTGGTGGTACGTAGGACGGCGGCACGAGGGCAAGAGCTTGACGAGAGCGGGGAAAGAAAACAGAAAGTTCTGTCTACCCCCGTTGGTGTGGTGGGCTGGAGGTATGCGACAAAATGTGCACAAAAAGTCCCCTACCTTTCCCCTATCGCCTGTATCATTACTTCTCGCGCCGAAATCAGTTCCCAGATTTTTAAAATCCCCCAATAGCTGCTGAGGTTAATGTCATACCTACCCAATACCCTCGAGAACCCAGCAAGGCTACCGTCAAACCTAGTAAAACCGCCGAATTTGACAATAGCCCCCTGAGCCTGTAACGTTATTAGTACTAGGAGAGGAAGCCCTATGAATTCACGTGTATATCCAGACCCGGTAGTATACTTAGCCGGTCCCATGACGGGTATTAAGCACTTCAACGCTGAAGCGTTCGAGAAGCACGCTGCGCGCCTGCGTAAGTACGGTTATAACGTCGTTAGCCCCCTTGAGCACGACATGGAGGGCGGTTTTAACCCCTTCCGGTGGGATGGATCGGAGTCTATGTCTGAGACGGGCTTTGATCTAGAGGCTGCCATGAAGTGGGATTTGGAGCAGGTTCGCCACGCTGATACAGTAGCAGTGATCCCTAAGCCCTCTCTAAAATGGAAATCTAAGGGACTCGATGCTGAAATCGGGACGGCGAAGAACTACGGGGTTCCCGTCTACTACTTGACCTCAAGGTTTCTAGCTGTGGATTCACAAAGACATCCCACCAAAGCAGATACCCATTTTCCTTGCCGCGTATGTGACCCTCTTCTTTTGGGTAAGCCCTTTGGTAAGCAGGCAATGAGGAACTACTCTACTGGTGGCTACACCGGAGCGATTAATAATATTCAGTGGGAAACGGGGTCAGCGGCTTATATG